TCATCTTGTCTCCTTCGCCGCAGTGCGCGGCTGATTCATTGCAGCAGTAGGGGAAGGACGGCTTGCTGGCCGGGTGGCGTCCATGACCTTCAGCGCCTCGGCTATGTCGCCGGCGGCAAGGTGATGCAGGGCTAGGCCGCGCGCCTCCCAAGCACGGATGGCGGTGGGGGACGCCGACTGCAGGTCGACCCCGCTCATGCCTGCGAGCTCGTGGGCGGTGCGCTCGACCGAGTCGCCAAACACCAGGCCATGGGCGCTCATGCTGCCCGGTCCATCGGTTCTTCCAGGCCGTCGAATAGGCTGGGCATGGACATCTCCCGCTCCGCTGCCTGCAGGTACTTCACCCCGTCCATGAAGTAGGCGGTCGAGAGTTCAGCGGCGCGGCCCCGGCGACCCTTCTTCAAGGCGCGGTAGGGGACCGTGAACAGGCCCCCGAACGGGTCGAACACCACGTCGCCCTTGTTGCTGTACCGCTCGATCAGCCGATCGACGATGTCGAACTGCAGCGGGCAGATGTGGTTTTCCAGACCTCGCTTCGTCTGCTCCCCGTTGAGGGTGATCATTCGGTTGACGTCGTGCCAGACGTCCGGGTGGTGGCTGCCGGGTGCCAAGGACATGAAGGTGGACGGCAGTGCGCCCCGCGATTCCAGTTGCTCGCCGATGCGCACATGGGCCTCGTAGTCGTAGACCTGCTGCAGGCTGTGCTGGGTGAACAGCTTGGCCAGCTTTTCCGGGCCCAGCTGGCCGAGCTCGTCCGCCGTGAGCAGCCGATTGCCGCTGGAGCGCCAGAATGCATGTGCGTCTACCTGCCAGTGCGCGCGGGTGTAGTCGGTCTTGGCCTTCTTGACCGGCTCGTCGGCGTAGCCCTTGGAGCGGTCCGTCTGCGGTTTGTGCAGCAGCACGATGTACTCGGGCGAGCCGACGCCCATCTTCGTGCCGTCCTTGCACTGCTCCGACCAGCCCAGGCGGTAGGTCTGGTTGTTCTCGCGCACCACGTCGGTCACGATCGTAATCAGGCCCATGTAGTCGAACCCGTGCGAGCGGTAGTGGAAGATGGCCTCCGCGTGGAAGGGGCTGACGGTCGGGACGCCGGCGCCGGTGACCGCGCCAAACTGGATCCGGTCCTTCACGTGGATCGCGGCGATGCGCCCAGGCTTCAGCACGCGCAGCAACTCCTTCGACAGGTGGTCCATCTGTGCCCAGAAGTGCGCGTTGTCGTCGGTGTGGCCGAAGTCGTTGTAGCTGGGGCTGTACTCGTAGTGGTTCGCGAACGGGATCGAGGTCACGATCAGGTCCACGCTGTTGTCTTCCATGCCGCGCGCTTCCTGCACGCAGTCGTTGTTGGCGACCACCCAGCCTTCACCGCTGGCCTCGATGCGGTCGATGCCGATGGAGCGCGTCAGTACCTGCGCCATCGCTGCCTTGCTGAGCCCGTATTCCCTGATGATTTCGCTCATTTTTTCCACCATCTGCTCGTGTCGTTGCCACTTCGCCCGGAGGCTGGCCAGCACCTCGCGCTCGCTCTCGGCGTGGACGATCCACACTTCGACCGGGTGCTGCTGCTGGAACCGCTGAATGCGGTGGATCGACTGGATGAAGTCGTTGAACTTGAACCCGATGCCGGCATAGACGGCCAGGTGACAGTGCCGCTGGAAGTTGCAGCCGCTGCCGGCGATGACCGGCTTGGCCGACAGGATCCGGACCTCGCCCTCGCTGAAGGCCACAACGGCTGCCTCGCGCTCGTCCAGATCCTGGTCCCCGTAGATGCTCACAGCTTCCGGTACCGCAGCCTGCAGGGCGTGCCTTTCCGCTTCCAGGTCGTGCCAGATGAGCCAGTGGTCACCTGCACGGGCGGCGACGATCTGCTGCACAGCCGCGACCCGGGCGGGGAGGGTGTCCCGCTTCTCGCGCGCTGCATCCTGCAGGCCCAGAGCCGCATCGCGGAACATCTTCCCTTGGCCGTCCCGCTCGGTACCGGCGCTGCCGTGATCCACCGGCACCTCGTGGTAGTGCACGGTCAGCTCGGGCAGGTCGTAGCCTTCGTCGCTGTAGCCGAGGTCTGACGGCTTCTGCAGGAACAGCGCCCAGCTTGCCACCCAAAGCCAGAACTCCCGCTCCTTGTGCGGGTAGAGGGTCAGGTTGTTGGCCTTCGCGCTGTCGCGCTTGAACCAGCGCGTCAGGGCCTGGCCGGTGTCCATGACGCCCAGGAAGCCGGCGTAATGGATCAGCTCCTTGTACCTGTTGGGGCTGGGCGTCGCGGTGGCCACGTACCGGTACCGGACGTCGTCGAAGAGGGTCAGGAACTGCTGGTAGGTCTTCGAGCCGAAGCTACGCAGGACCGACGCCTCGTCCAGGCTGGCGATCGAGAAAAGGTTCGGATCCAGCTTCCCATCGCGGACGGACTCGTAGTTCGTCAGGTGCACGCCGTCAAACTCCGGATCGATGTCGCCGCTGGTCCGTACAAAGCGGGTCTGCATGCCGAGCATCGCCGCATCGCGCCGGAACTCCTGCCGGACGCCGAGCGGGATCACGATGCCGGCCGCGCCGCCGGCGTGCTGCCGGCCGAGACGGCAGATCTCCAGCTGCTGCACACTCTTGCCCAGGCCGAAGCGCTGGAAGAGCGCGCGGCGCCCGCCCGCGCAGGCCCACACGACGCTATCGCGCTGGTGCGGCTTCAGGATCGGGTGCACGTCCTCCGGCAGCACGTCGAAGCCCAGCGACGGGGCGACGCGGATCTTGCGTTCGAGGAAGTCGCGGTATGGGTCGCTCATGCCGCGTCCCTCATCAGGCCCATCACCAGCGCCTTCGCGGTGCGGTTCGGCACCGCGTTGCCGATCTGCTTTGTGATCTCCGTGGCGTTGCCGGCGAAGTCGTAGACCTCGCCCTCGTCGTCGAACGACGTGGCCCTGGCCAGCTCGCGCCAGTGCAGCATCCGGTAGTTGATGTCGATCACGACCTTGTCGGCCAGCTCGGCGGCAGGCAGGGCCAGCCCCAGCTCGCCGCGGTTGGCGCCAGTGATGGTCGGAAGCGGCTCATCCATGCCGTGGGTGCGATGGTCGCCGTGGTGCGTGACGGGCAGGGCGAACGGCTCGGCCAACGCTAGCGATTCGGAGCAGGTGATGGTGGGCATCGGCTGGCTGGCCGTGCGCATGTCGCCAGTCCGGCCGGTACCGACGTTGCCGCGCATCACGATGGGCTCGGCCAGCGCCATTTCATTCGAACCAGTCAGGGCCGGCATCGGCGCGTCGGCGTCCAGCACGCGGCTTGCCGGGTCGCGGCCATCACTGTCGCCGTGACCTGCGCGCATCAGCACCGGCTCGGCCAGGCCGAAGCGCGCCTTGGTGGTGACCGACGGCACCGGCTCGGCCACGGACTGCGCGGTCGCGGTGGCACCGTAGTACTGCGCGACCAGCGGCACGGCCATCGCCTGATCGCCTCCCTTCGCCGTGGTGACCGTTCGGATCGGGTCTGCGACCGAGCGCGGCACGCCCGCGCTGCTGCTGTTGGAGGTCGGAACGATGATTGGCTCTACCAACTGCGGCCGTGCGCAGCCCGGCCGTTCGCTGCCCGCGCCGCCGGTGGTGATCGTCGGCAACGGTTGGTCGAGGTCGCGCGCTGCGCCGCCGCTGCTGGTGGCCAGCACCAGACCGACATGGGTGCCGCCAGCCGTGAGCGTCGGCAGTGGCTCGTCAGCCGAGCGCGCAGACGCCTGCAGGTGCTGGTCGCTGGTGCCGCGCATGTGGATGACCACCGGCTCGGCCTGGATCAGCCCCAGCTCGATCGCCTCGGCGCGGCTGAAAATCAGACGCGGCACGGTATCGTCCAGCAGCGCCTGCACCGCATCGATATACGGCTGCGGCCACGAGTACTTCACCGCGCCAGCGGCGATCCGGCGCAGCGTGTTCGGCTTCAGCGGCTTCTTCCTCCGGAAGATGCTGTTGCCGGTCATGCTCCAGTCGATGACCTCGCGCGCGCCGCGCCAGCGCTGCCGGGTGCCCAGCAGATCGGTACCGCCCACCCGATCATGGGTGAACTCCGGCCAGGTCAGGCGCTTGCCGTCGCTGCGCCCGATCAGGAAGAAGCGGCGGCGAGTGGTCGGATCGCCGAAGTCGGCGCAGCAGACCACCTTCCAGTCCACCTTGAAGCCGACGGCCTCCAGCGCCGCCACCCAGGCGCGGAAGTACTCGCCACGTCGGGAGGGGATCGGCCGGCCTGTGACCAGGCTGCAGGGACCCCAGTCCATAAACTCCGGCACGTTCTCCACCAGGATGCGGGTCACCCGCAGTTCGGTGCACCAGCGCACCACGTGCCACGGATCCATCCGCTGCTGATCGTGGACCGGGCGGCCGCCGCGCGCGCGGCTGTGGAACACGCAGGATGGCGCGGCGATGAGCAGGTCCAGCCGGCCCTCGGGCACCAGCGTGAGCGGCAGCGCTGATTCGAGATCGGCACAGTGGATACGGTCGGCGTCCTCCCGGTGGTTGCGGCGGTTCGTCTCGATCGCGACCGGCCAGTGGTTCACGCCGATCAGCTTCACCGGCAGGTCCAGCTGCCGCATTGCGCGCTTCGCGCCATTGGACAGGCCACCGGCACCGCAGAACAGGTCGCCAATGAGCATGGAGCGGGATCGCGTCTTCGGTTTGATGCGAATTTCAGGCGATCGGGATCCGTCAGCCATGGTGTTCTCCGTTGAGGGCGGCGCGAAGGCGTTGGACCTCCGCGCGCCAGAATTCGATGGTTTCTTCGCTGCTGGTGCGCAGCGTTTCGTGGTGGCCCAGGCTGGCCGCCGCTTCGATCAGCTCAGCCAGCAGCGGCTCGCGTTCCTCGGGCGTCAGCAGGCCGGCCCGGCGCAGCACCAGGTTCTCGCCCTGCAGCTGCTCGTTCCGCTCGACGGCCAGCACCAGCCAGTGGCGCAGCGCGTCCTTCGTCGGCTGCTTCATCCGGCCAGGGGCCTTGCCTTGCGCCGGCTGCAGAACGAGGGTGGTCATCAGCGTGCGTCCCGCCGGGCTTCGGCCAGGATCTCGCGCAGGTCTTCCAGCACCTTGCGGTCCTCGCCCTGCGCGATGGCTGCGGCCAGGGCGCGCTCCAGTGCGTAGGCGCGGTCGTTCGGATGGATGTAGGTCATGGCAGAATCAGCTCCAACAGGGAGGGTCTATGGCTATTGAGTTCTGTCCGCTTGACGCGGTGTGGGGAAACTGGGCGGACTGGGCGGCAGTGCTTGTTGGATCCGCAGCTGCGGGGGGCACGATCTGGGTAGCTTGGCTCGCTCGAGACACTTCGGAGCGAGCGACGAAGATCGCTGAAGAGGCAAAAAAGATTGCCGCGCAGCAGCACGGAGAGGCCGTGCAGGTTCGTGAGGCCAATGGTCGTATCGTCGGCAGGCTGCTCGTTCATGAGGTTTCGGAGCTGCCCGTCAAGCTCTTCTCTCTTCATGAACGGTGTCTCCGCATTCTGAGCGGCGACTGGGATAGCTTGAAAAATCGAGAGGTCGATTTCATTGAGGACACCCTCAGAAAACACTCTGTATCCCTGATGCCTGGCGCTGAAATGTCTGCTGATCGGCTCCATAACCTTCCCGAAGAACTGGGAAATGACCTGGCAGTACTCATTGGTTACAGCCGGACACTGAGTTCTATGAGCGAAGAGATGTTGCAACAGGTGTACACAGTGGAAACTCCGGGAAGACTTGGAAGCTTCGTGGGCCCCCGCCGGATGTACTCCGGTAGCAAGGAAGCAATGCAGAATTACTCGAAGTATGTCCAGATGTTTTCGACTTACTGCATACCTACCGTTGCCATGCTGCGCGAATTCACAGGCAGCGATCCTCACGATTTTTCCAGGTTCGTTATCAAGACAGCGGAGTAACGGATTCACCCCAATACCCCCATCGCCTGCAGGTCGATCCCATCAACCTGATCGCGCAGGCGGTGGCAGGCAGCGCGCAGCGCGATCGCCATGTCACGACGGGTGTCGTGGCGGTAGAAGTTCAGGCCGAGGAAGTGCAGGGCGCCGGCGTGGTCGCGGCGGAAGAGGCGGTACACGACGATGCCTGACGGGCCCATCGGGAACCTGCCCCAGGAGAAGCCCGTGTTCTTGGTCGGCGAGCGGCGGACTGCGGGATGGCGGCTCACGGCTTGCCTGCCTTCGCGGCTTTCCGCCGATCCGCACCACCCTCGACGACCCGCCGTCGGCTGATGCCCTTCTTGTCGATGCGGGTGGTGCCCAGCACCTGGACCTTGCCGCCCTTGCGCTCGAACAGCGCGACGTCGGCGGCCAGCTTCTGGCGCTCTGTGGCCTTCTCGCGATCACTGGCGCTGCCGAACAGCGGCTTCACGTGGATACTGGTCATGCCGCTGCTCCGGCGACACGCTGAATCAACTGGGTAGCCAGCGACTCGCATTCCTGCTCGACATAGGGGAGGTCGCGGTGGACAGCGAACGCATCCCGCTCCCACAGAAAGGGGTGCTCTGGGTGCTTTTCTCGCATCGACTGCAGGTACACATCGCTGGGAGCGTCGCCGTGATGCGCGCAGTCGAAGCCGAACCACCACAGGCCATTGGACGGGGCAGGGTAACTGTCACCGCCGCCGGAGAACGTCAGGCTGCCGTGCACGTCGAATACGCTGTCCAAGCGCGCATGGCCATCGGGATTGGCGAGCAGGGCCAGGACGCCGCGCTTCCCGACCGATTCGTTTTCCGGGAAGTGCACGGTTTGGCTGGTGGCACCGTAGTCAACGCCGTGCAGCGGGTGAGCAGCGGGAATCCCGACGTAGCCGCAACGATGGCCGCGGTCGAGCAGCAATACGACCGCGCGAAGGCCGGCGGCAGTCGTCCAATCCTTTTCAATAGTGGTCATGCTGCGGTCCTCAGGGGCACGCGGCTCACCGGCCCGTGCCACAGGTTGAAAGTGTTGTTGATCCGGACCTGCACCGGATCCGGCTGGATCGCCGGCAGCGGTGTGCGCAGACGGCGAGCGTCGTTGTTGCAGAGGGTGCAGGCCGGTTCGCGCCCGCGGCTCCCTGCGCGCTGGAACGAATCCAGCGGCAAGGTGCGGCAGCACTTGGTGCAGGTCCGGCAGTCCATCAGGCGGCCATCGGATACTGTTGGGCGGCGTCGCGCAGGCCTTCGATCAGGGCCTCGCACATCGCCGGGAACTGCGCCTGGTCGTACAGCTTCGCCGCGCCGGTCGAGTTGATCGGCCTGAACCCGAGCTGGGCCAGTCCGTCGGCCGAGATCGACAGCGGGGCGATGCGCGCATTGATGTCGCCCAGCTTGATCTTGACCACCTCGCGCGGCGCGCTCGTGCTCCCCGGTGCGGGGCTGCTGGCCACCGCGGTCGGCACCGGGCGCGTTACCTGGGCGACAGGCTGCTGGACCGTCTGCGCTGCCTCGACCGGCGCTGGCGCGGGCTCAGGTTCCGGTGTCGCCAGGGCGGCCGCAGCGCGCTCCGCCTCATCTCGCTTTTGCTGGGCGGCAGCTTCATCAGCGACGCGCTGGCGCGCCTTCTCCTCCTCTTCCTGCCGGATCTTCTCGCGCTCATCGTCCAGCCGCTTCTGCTCCGCCTTCTGATGCTGAGCGATGCGGGTAGCAACCAGGTTGCGCAGGTCTTCCGGCGCCTTGCTGCTGCACAGCTGCACGCGGTCGGCGAACAGGGTCGCGTGTTCCGGGTGCTCGGCGAGGATCGCCATGTTGGCGCGGATCCGGTCGGCGGCCTGGCTGGCAGTGATCTTCGCGTTGGTGGCCACCGCGTCGACGGCGTCCTGCATGCTGGCGAAGGAGCGCTTGCCCTTCATGGCCGCCTGCAGGTCGGCGATCAGCGTGGCCGGCATCGCCAGACCGTGCTCGCCAAGGGTCTCGTTGATCGAGCGGACGTGGTCCTGCACCGCGCGGCGGGCGTTGTTGCCGATCTCGGTGCGGCGCTCTTCCTTCCGCTTCGTGACCAGCTTGTCCAGGGCGAGGCGCGTGGCCCGGGCCTGATCGCTGATCGCATCGATGGTACGGAACAGCTCGTCGATGCTCTCGGTCTGGCTGAGGGCATGCTGCTTGGCACCCTTCAGCTGGTCCTCGATATCGCCGCACCACTTCACGGTCTTTTCGGCATCAGCGAAGTCCTGATCGGTGGTCAGCTCCTGGCTGATTCCTTGGAACACCGCGATAGCCCGATCCTTCCATTCGGCGAGGTTCGAGGCTGTGACCATGCCTGTCACCTCGATGCGCAGTGCCGGCATCTGGTCAGGCGCGCGGCCGGTGGCGGCCGGCGCGGCCGGTGCCTCGGGTTCATACGCGGCCACGTCGGCCTCCAGCTGGGCCCAGCCCGCGACGATGCGCGCACGCAGCTCGGGGTTCGGGGTGTACCAGCAGTGGCGCTCCTCGAGCAGCTCCCACTCGTCGCCCACGCGCTTCCATTCCGACGCCATGAAGAAGATGCGCTCGGCCTGGGAGACCATTGCCTGGTGCTCCATCTGGACCTGGTACATCAGCGGCAGGTCGGTTCCGGTGCAGCCGTCGAACATGGCGTCGCGCAGCGTCTGGTTCAGGCGCTTGTGCTCCCACGCGATGTCTTCAAGCAGGGTCAGGCCGTCGAAGCTGGCCGAGTACTTGTCCTGAGCACCGGTGACCGGATACAGGTCTTCGCCGATGAGGCCTTCGGCGATCACACGGGCCTGCGCTTCGAACTCGTGGCCCGGGTCAATCACTCGTTCCTGCACAAAATCGCTGAACTCGCGCGGCACGCCGGCGGCCAGCTCTCGAATCAGTTCGGCACGGGTCTGGTTGGTGGAAGCACCGAGCATTGCCGGCGCATCGCTGGCGTTGAAGTGCTGCGCGCGGTGGGCGTGCCATTCCGGCGTGCCCTGGATGAGGTTCACGGTGCGCATGATCAGCCCTCCACCGCAGTCTGGGTGGTCCCGCCGGCATCGCCCTGGGGCTCGCCTTCGTCCGCATCCTTCGGCGGATTGCGGATGTCCTTCAGCTGTTCGGCCGTGAAGCGGGCCTTGGTCTGAAGCGTCGCGATCAGGTCCTCGGCGGACTTCTTGCCACTGGCGATGATGTCCCACCACTTCGGCAGGTTCGCGCTGAAATCGGCTTCCGAGTAGAGCGGCAGAGCCTTCTCGGCCTTTTCAACCTTGCCTTCGATCACCCCGCGACCCGGATCGCCGGAGCCCGGAATGTCCATGATCTCTTCGGCGATCGGCATGCCGCGCAGCACGTCCGCGAAGACGTCGCGCAGGGCGAAGGCGCGGGCCCGCATCTGGCGCATGCGCTTCGGGTACTGCGTCCAGGGGCCAGCCTTGCCGAGCAGGCCGGCCACCTTGGCGTCATCCATGCTGAAGGTGCGGACCTCCTCGGCTTCGCCGCGGCGCTTCACCCGGCAGACAGCGGTGTGACCGTCGTCTGCCTCGGAGATGTACTCGCACAGCGGTGAGCTGCGGACCAGCGCGATCACGGCATCACCCCACAGCGCGGGGCGGCCGTTGATGATCGCGAGGTTCTGGAGCGCCTGCAGCGGCTTCAGCCCCAGCTCGGCGCCCCACTGCATGGCGATCAGGCAGTTGGCCGGTTTACCCTTGAAGTCCTTCGGTACCAGGTCGCTGTCGGCGAGGTAGTCGGCGAAGGTCAAGGCCTGCTCAAACGTCTGCGGGCTGAGGTCGAACTGCTGGCGCGGCTGTGGTGCCACCGCGACCTGTTGTTGCACCTGGGCATTCATGGCTTTGGATCTCCGGCCGGTGTGACCGGCTTGATGGGAATGGGGTGTCCCGTATCGCCGGGACCACGCGGGCTTTGGCTTCCAATGCCCAATCACGGAATCGAACCGCATCTCGTCTTCACCAGAACGTCGCCACCTAGCGGGAATCGAACCCGCGATTTACTGGAGGAGAGGGCCGGTGCTGATCTCCGGCTTGGCGGGACTCAAACCCGCTTACGTTTAACGATCGATAGACGTCAATTCGCCAGCATCAAACGGGTCTGCCGGTTCCTCCGTCTCCAGCGGATTCGCTTTCGCTACCAGCCCCGAACTACATCGGGGGTGTTTTCCCGCACGTGAGCGCATCAGCCTGCGCATTCCTCTCCGTAGTCGGTCAGGCGGCCAACGGGTAGTTGTCGTCGGGCGTCTCGGTGACCTTGCGGTACGGGTACTTCTCCGGGAACGCTTTGATGTAGGCGCCGAAGTGCTTGCCGATGGAGTCGGCAGCCTTGAAGGCCTCGAACTCGTCGGCGCTGAAGTTCTGATAGTGGTAGAGCGAGCCGGGGCCGCGGTTGGCGCCATATCCCTTGGTGAAGCGGATGGCCAGGGTGTTGGTTTCCGGGTCGTGCCCGATGCTGTGGATCTGCGAGGACTCGACGTCAACGAGCTCGATGCGGCCAGCGGCCGGCGTGGTGTTGCTCATGGGGTGCTCCTGGGCGGTTGGAGAGTTGCCGGCGTTGCCCGGCCGGCGCGGGTGTGTAGTCCGCAGGGGACGGACTACAGGGGGATCAGGCAGCGAGGTCTTCCTGCTGCGCCTGCGCGCTGGGAGGCGTGAGCGTGATGCGGACGTTTTCGCGAACCAGAGCATCGGAAAGCTCTGCGATCTCGTCCTTGCTGAGCTCGGTCGACACCGTGAAGCTGAGCGCGACGCTTCCGCCCTCAAGCGGCTGGATCGTGAGCTTCTTCAAGGTCAGGGCCACCAGCACGATCGGCTCGACGGAAGAGTCGTCGTAGGTGTCTTCGATCGCCAGCTCGTATCCGGTGAACTTATGGCTCACCGACACTGGAGCCAGGCCGGGATGGCGGACGGCGACGAGGCCGTCAATGATCTGTGCGGCAGCGGCCTTCTGCTCGTGGTCGAAGTCGAGCTGGTCGCCCTTCACGTGTTTCCGGAAGAGGCTCAGGCGCAGGCCCGGCTCGATGGTTTCGAGGATGGTGTTAGGGGCGGTGCACGCGAGAACCAGGTCACCGGCCAGGATTCGTTCTTTGCCGTGCTTCTGAATTCGCTGGTTGACGCTGCGGACGGATGCTTCGTGCTGTTCGAACTGCAACATGGGAACCTCGTCGGTATGGCCGGCCACCGCCGGCGGATTGGGAATCAGTGGATGTCGTCGGTGCAAATCGCTTCCGGCGAGCGTGCGGCGCGGATGACGCGGATACGGCGGGCTCGGGTCAGCACCGCCAAGACGCGGCCGAACTGATCGACGGTGATCCACGCGGTGAGCAGCAGCACGAACAGAGCGACCACCACCGGCGACATCGCGTTGCGCTCGTAGCAGTAGCCAGTGGCCCAGCCGAAGGCGCCCAGGACAAAGCCGCAGAGCAGGAGAGGGGAGAGACGGCGCATCACTGCTCCTTGGGTTCGTCGGGGAGGGTGGGTAAGACCAGTTCGATCAGGTAGAGAACTCCGGTCACCAGCGGGACGCCCAGACAGATCCCGCAGATGACACCAGCGCCGAACTCGCTCATGCGGCCTCCGGACCGTCATCGCGCGCGGCGAGGCTGAGGTCAGCCTTCATGTCGGCCACGGCGCGGGCGGCGCTCTTCTTGCCTTCCAAGACCTCTCTGCGTGCAGTGCGAGCGGCACGGTACGCAAGGTGCTCGGCATAGCCCATCCGGCGTGCCGCGATGTTCACGGCGGCGAAGGCGCCTGCAGCGCGCTGGCAGCGCACGGACGGCGTGAAGGAGAGGATGACGGCGCTCATGCCGCGCGCTCCAGATCGGCGTTGCCGCGCAAGATCTGGTCGGCAGGCAGCAGCGAGTCGACGGCGAAGGGGTTGACCAGGCCGCGCACGCGGTCGATCAGCTCCTGGCGCGCGTCCCGGCGGCGCTGCAGTTCCAGCGACGTCATCCCGGAGCGATCGCTGCGCGCATCGCGGCCAGTGGGAACGATGTCCAAGGCGTCGCCCAACAGCATCAGTTGGTGGCGGCGGGCGGCCTCCCACGCGGTTTGGCAGTCTTTGCTTACCCAGAAGTCGGCCATATAGGCCGTCTCGCAGCCCGGCATGTCCAGCCCCTGATTCAGCAGGTGGGTGCGCAGGATGATGGCGATGTTCCGCTGCTCGCGGATCTCGTCGGCCGGATGGGCCGAGGGCTGGGTGCTGCTGACGGGCTGGTCCATGACGGTCTCCATCGCCCTGCCTCGGATGAGGTGTCGGTGGGCGTGGATCAAAAGGTAAGCCGGACTTACGTTCGTGTCAAGCTCGACTTACATTCGCTTGCCGGATCAATTCTTAACAGAACTATTTCTGTTCAGCTTATGGTGATGGCCAAAAAAAAGCCCCTTGGTCAGGGGCTTTCGATCCTATCTTCCAACAGCAAGCCTAAGGCTCGCGCCCCCACTTTGCTCGATAGTCATCACGCATTTTGCGGCAGGCCATGGAGTGGAATTGCAGAACATCCGGGGTGTACTGTCGGTCCGAGTTCATCCGCTTATATTCATCGTCGCAAAACGCAACTGCTCGTGCGGACTTACGTTGTTCTTCTCTTTGCTGATGAATCTCCAGCGCCTCAGACGGGCTACTCTGGGACGTGCCGCTGGCCGAGATTCGGAAAAACAGCAACAACAACATAGCCGCCAAGATGAGGAAATATGGCCACAACTTGTTATGGCGTGAGTTCACTGTGCTAACCGTCGCAAGGACAGAGTCAATTTTCCTGAGTTCGCTGTGGTTCTGCGTCGCCTGGTTCTGTTCGCCGCGAAGTGCAACAGGAGCACCACAACCAATACAGGAAGTCGCTCGATCGCTGATCTCTCGGGTGCATTCTTCGCATCGCACGAGTGCCATCAAAAATCCTTAATCCAGATGGTGGGAGGCGTCAGACCAATTGATCGCCGGCCGAGTCAACGTCAACAGTGATGAGCTCGATCAATGCCCAAAGAACTGTGATGACCAGGCCAATGACGAGCCATCCCGTGAGCAATGTAATTAACAGCTGAATCACACCGCGGCCGTTGTAGCCAGCATAGAAGTTGTGTATGCCAAAACAGCCCAGGAATAGGCCAAGGATGATGTACACCCCCCGGCTCTTTGCAGTCTTTATGATTCGTTGCGCAGACTGTAGTCCTATATCTGCACCTTTCGTCCCAGTTGGCGCGCCGCAGCCGATGCACGCAATAGCTTTATCACTAATCTGCTTTCCGCAGTCTAAGCACTGAACCAGCGCCATGCTGTCACTTCCTTGATTGAAATTAGAACTCTTCCCCGCGCCGCATCAGCGCACCACCAACGATCCTACCCGCCACGTGCAGAGTGTCGAGCTCGCCGGCAGGCAATACCGAGCTCTGATATTTCGGATTGGTGCTCACAATATGCAGGCCGTTGGGCAGCATCTGTAGGCGCTTGACCATCGTGTAGCCGTTGAGGTTGATCAGGTACACGCCGTCACCGTCGAAGTGGCTGCGCGCAGTGTCCACCATCACGACATCACCATTTTTGATGTCCGGATACATCGAGTCGCCACGAATCGTAATCAGCTGCACTCGGCCTTTGTCGGGAATAAAACCGATCTGGCTCCTGACCTGCCACTCCGCAATGTCGATCTCGCGTAGTACAGCCGGATAATCTTGGTTCACCACACCACCACCTCCGGCTGCCTGCCCATCCATCATGTGGAACCGAATGTAGCCGGGCGTGGTCGCAGTGCGTGAGAACTCCAAGTTTCGCCCCTCAGCGGTTAGACCTTCCAGGCTTGCGGAATCGTCATGGAGCCAGTTCATAGGGGCATTGGTCAGTTTTGCAAACGCGGCCAGGTTCTCCCTCGACGGTGCGGTTCGTCCGCCTTCTTTGGTCGATTCCCACTGGGCAACAGCTTCACGCTTGATGTCCAGCGCTGCCGCGACTTGAGCCTGGGTAAGGCGAGCGGTCTTGCGGGCATGGCGAATGCGATCAGAGAGGGTGGAAGCGTTCATCAGACAATTTTGTAAGATCACCTTACACAAGTCCACGTAAGTGTCGCTTGACTGAATAGTAAGGCGGGCTTACATTTGACGCATGAAGCCCACCTCGATCAAAGAACTTGGCGGCCCGGCGCTCATCGGCAGGGTCTGTGGCGTTTCCTCTCAGGCTGTGAGCCAGTGGAAGCGCGTCCCTGCGGAACACGTCTTGGCTATTGAAGCGGCGACGGGCGTATCCCGCCACGACCTGCGGCCGGACGTGTTCGGCCCTGCGGCGGCCAACGACGGGGAGGTGGCCAATGCTGCCTGAAGGCCAGGCGTCCGCGCGCCGGAAGTGCGAAGCGAACTTTGCAGAGCTGTACGCGGCTACCTCAGCACCTGTCGGCAGTACTTCAGCCAAGCCTCGCTTTTCTCCACGAGCTTCTGATGCGCAAGTTGGCCAACCGGATTCAAAGCAGAGTTCGTGCCGCTCACTGAGCGCGCTCTTGCGATTTCTTCTTCGATTGCGGCGAGTAGCTCGGCAGGGCGGGGATGGGTGCTTATGACTGCGGTCAGCACCGCGTCCAAGGTCTGCACCTGGCCAAACAAGGCCATGAACAGCGGGTCCTCTCTCAATTCCATGTCGTCCTCCTTGCGGGCTGTGCGTGTGGTGACCGCAGCCTACCGCAAGGGGGGCGACTCCTTCTTCCGTCCGTGATCTGACCGTATCCATGGCGCCCATCGTGCGCCGCCGACGCCCAGGCGTCTCCAATCGAGAAGTCCGCCCATGAATGTTTCCGATGCCGCCTACGACACCGTCCACCAGCACCCGGGTGGATCGGTCGCGCTGGCCCCGCGTATGGGGATGTCCGACGCCACCCTTCGCGGCAAGGTCAATCCGAACACCGACCGCAACCTGCTGAGCCTGCAGGAGGCCGATACGCTGATGGGCAAGACCGGTGACTTCCGGATCCTGCACGCCTTGGCGGCCACCCACGGTTTCGTGGCGCAGCGTGTCGATGCTCCGGCCAGCGGCACGATGATCTGCGCGCTCCTGGCAGCGTCGGCTGCAAAGGGTGACCTGGCAGAGGTCATCTCCGCCGCCATGGCCGATGGCCAGATCAGCCCGAACGATGCTGACCAGATCACCCGTGCGTGCGCGCAGGTGATGGCCGCGATCGTGCAGGTCAGCCAGCACGCTGAGGCAGCGGCGGCGAGGGGTGGGGCATGAATGCCACAGCGATGGCCCTGATCACCGTAAGGCAGCTCTGGCACATCGCCGGGGTGCTGCTGGTGCTGAAGGGGGCTGCATGAGTGTCCAGTTCTCATGGCAGTCGGCCGTGACCAAGTCGAACCTGGAGGGCTCCACGAAGTTGGTACTGCTGGTGATCGGCACGTACATGAACCAGCACGGTGACGGCGCTTTCCCGTCCTACAGGACCATCGCCGCCGGTGCATCCCTCAACCGTGCGACGGTCATCCGTCATGTCGAAATCGCGGTGTCACAGGGCTGGTTGAAGAAGCGTAGCCGGGTCCGTGTAGTTTGCGGATCTGGCCGCATCGAAGCCGACTCCAATACCTACCAGATCGCCTTTCCGGTGGTCGCGCAGGACGACCAGGGTAGTCGCACAGAACAACCACCCCTAGTCGCACAGGACGACCACCCTGGTCGCGCAGGACAACCAGGGGTGGTCGCGCAGGACGACCCTAACACCCCAGCTTTAACACCCCAAGGAACACAAGAACCCCCCGTACCCCCCAAGGGGGGCGCCAACGTGGGTTCGAAGCCGAAGGTGAAGCGTCCCAAACGGGAGCTGATGACCTTCCCCAGTTTCGTGGAGGGCTGCCGAGCTGCCGGGGAGCGGATGATCCGCCTCGATGACCCAATCTTCGATTTTGCTGAGGACGCCGGAATCCCGAAGGAGTTCATCGCGCTGGCGTGGCGCGAGTTCGCGATCAAGCACCGGGACAGCGGCAAGCAGCAGAAGGACTGGCGGGCCCACTTCCGCGATTCCGTGCGCCGGAACTGGTTCAAGCTCTGGTGGTGCCCGAATGGCGGCGGCTGTGAGCTGACCACCAGCGGCGTGCAGGTGAAGCGGGAGCGGGATGCCGAGCGCGATCGTGAGCGGCTCGAGCATCAGGCCCAACAGGACCAGGCCGCATGAGCACCATCCAGCACTTGGTGAACGTCTCTGGCGGCAAGGACAGCACGGCGGTGTACCTGCGTGCCATCGAGTCGGGCCGGCCGTTCCGTGCGGTTTTCGCCGACACCGGCAACGAGGACCAGCGGGTCTACGACTACATCGCCGAGCTTCCCGGCCGCACAGGCGGCCCGGTGGTGGAAACCGTGCGCGCCGACTTCGCGCGGCAGCTGGCGCAGCACCGCGCCTACATCCTGGAGCGCTGGCCGGGCGAGGGTATCTCGAACGAGATCGTTCAGCAGGCTGCGGCCCTCCACGAGCCCACCGGCAACCCCTTCCTGGACCTGTGCATCAGCAAGGGGCGATTCCCGTCCCGCATGGCGCAGTTCTGCACCGAAGAGCTGAAGACGCTGCCCATCACCCTGCAGGTGGTCGGGCCGATGCTGAAAACCGGGCCGGTCCTGCAGTGGCTGGGAATTCGCGCAGACGAATCCGCCAACCGCGCCAAACAGTCGCGATTCAACCGGCATGAGTCGGGCTCGATGGTGTGGCGGCCGATCTTCGACTGGTCCGTCGAGCAGGTGTGGGCGCAACACCGGAAGCACGGCATCGCCCCGAACCCGCTCTATGCCCTGGGCATGGGCCGCGTCGGGTGCATGCCCTGCATCAACTGCCGGAAGAGCGAGCTGCGGAACATCGCCGATCTGTTCCCCGACCACATCGACCGGATCCGGCAGTGGGAAGAGATCGTGGCCTCGGCCAACAAACGCCGGAGCGCAACGTTCTTCCCGGCTGTCACCGACCCGACCGACGCTGACCGGCCAGGCAGCTACTCCCGGATCGACACGTTGGTCGAATGGAGCCGAACCGCCCGAGGCGGGCGGCAGTTCGATCTCTTCTTCCAAGCTCAGGCCGGCGGGGGCTGCACGTCCGATCTCGGGCTCTGCGAAAGGAGCGCTGCATGAGTGCTGTTCCCGAATACCTCGACAACGTCTCCCAGCTGCGCATGCCGCCGCATTCGGTCCCGGCCGAGCAGTCGGTGATCGGCGCGCTGCTGCTGGCACCTGAGGCCCTGAAGCAGGTCCGCGACCAGCTGGCGCCCGAGGACTTCTACCGGCGCGAGCACCAGGTGATCTACCAGGGAATCTGCGACGTTGACGACCTGAAGCGCGAGGTCGACGTGGTCACCGTGGGTGACTGGATCACCGCGAACGTCGAGGTCGGTGCGCAAGACCTGATCGCCACGGTGTACGAGCTGGCCAGCAGCACGCCGTCGGCGGCCAATGTCCGCGCCTACGCCGACATCGTGCGTAACAAGGCGCTGCTGCGGCAGCTGATCGACACCACCACGGACATCGCAGATAGCGCCTACCAGGCCAGTGACGATGAGGCGGAGGAGGTCGTTTCAGCATCTGCGGCGAAGCTGGCCGGCCTGACCGTGAAGTCCAGCGGCAACGGTGGGCTGGTCATGGTGCGCAGCGGCGTGCAGCGGGCGTGGGACGAAATGGAATCCCGCTTCCACGGCGAGGGCACGCTTGGCCTGGCGCCGCGATGGAGCAGCGTGCGCCGCAAGATTCCCGGCCTGGAGCCTACGGACCTGATCGTTCTGGGCGCGCGCCCGTCGATGGGCAAGACCGCGCATGCGCTGAACTGGGCGGAAGACGCCGCCGCCGGCGGCCGGAACGTCGCGGTCTTCAGCCTGGAGATGTCGGCCTCCCAGCTGAGCATGCGGCTGATGGCCGCCCACGCCGGTGTCGACCTGAGCCGCATGCGTGAGAAGGGCGCTCTGACCGATGACGAGTGGGGCAGGCTGTCGCAGGCCCGTGCGTACCTGCACACGCTGCCGCTGGCGATCGACGACTGCGGCTCGCTGTCCGTCGACGCTCTGGCTGCCCGAGCTTCCCGCATGCACGCCAAGGTGGCGGGCGGCCTGGGCCTGATCGTTGTGGACTACCTGCAGCTGCTCACTGGCAAGGCCAAGTCCGAGAACCGCACGGCCGAGGTGTCCTACATCTCGCGGCAGCTGAAGCGACTGGCCAAGGATCTGAACTGCCCGGTGATGGCGCTGTCCCAGCTCAATCGTGGGCTGGAAGGGAAGACCGACAAGCGCCCCGGCATGGCCGACCTGCGTGAGTCCGGTGCGATCGAGCAGGACGCCGACGTGATCGCCTTCCTGTACCGGGATGACTACTACACCAAGGATGCCTGCGGCGCGCCGGGCATCTCCGAGTTGATCGTGGCGAAGAACCGCCAAGGCGAGACGGGCACCTGCTACCTGCAGCACCGCCTGCAGTGCAGCTCGTTCGACGACTACACCGGCCCGCGCCCGAACTACACCGTCAAGGCCACTGCGGCATCCGCCGGCGGACAGGATGAATTCGGCCTGCCGATGCCGCGCGGGCGCCGCCGTAGCAGCCGTGGCATGGCGGCAGGAGACGACGAATGAACACGACCGCGATGGCCAAGGCAAAGAGGAAGCTGCGCACCAGGGACGTGAACCTTGAGGTGCGCAAGCTGGTGGACCCCGATACGGGCGAAATGATCGGCGCGCTTGTGCCGGCGCACCAGGTGGACCAGCGGTCGCTGCGCGAGCGCAAGTTCGGCACCGGCAAGCTGTTGCGCGCCACGCTGCGGCAGGACCGCAACCCGATGTTCTACCGCAAGGCCCACGTCCTCTCCGGCTGGCTGGCAGACAACGTTGAAGCATTCACTGGCCTGTCCCAGCACGACGCCCTGAAGAAGCTGCAGGAGCTGTCCGGCATCGGCTGCGAAGCGGTGGAATACGACCTGCCGGGCATCGGCAAGCTGACCCGCACCGAGGCGGAATCGCTGAACTTCGCCGACATGGACGAGGGCCGGTGGAGCGAACTGTGGGACGGCGGTACTGGCGACGGCGGCTGGATCGGCTGGCTGCGCCGTGAGGTGTTCGGCGGCTTAGCCGCAGAGAGCCGCGAGGCAGTCGAGCTGATAATCCAGAAGCCCCGGGAGGGCGCATGAACCACATCGAGAAGAGGGCGCGGGAGCTGCTGGCGATAGAACACCGCCACGACCAGCGACGCGCCAAGGGAATCCGAATCGGGCACAAATCTGTATCCCGAGACGACCACCTGGCGGTGTGTGCCATCGTCGCCGCCATCACGCTTCGAGATGGCGAGCTACTGGCTGGTGGGGCGGTCAACCTGCTGGGCCAGGAGAACTCCGTCATCGTCGCGGCCCAGATACTCGATGTAGTTCCTGCGGCCGCACTCGGTGCAGACGAAGAAGGTGCCGTAGTGGTCGGTGGTCAGAGTGACCAATCCGTCGGCGTCGAGCTGGCAGAGGTCGCAGCGGAGCATGAGGCTGGTGTACACCTAGCCCATGACCGACATGTGACGCCGCAGTGGCAGCCGATTGAGTCGGCGCCGAAAGCTACGCGTTCGATCTTGGTGTGGTGCCCCGAGCGCCAGAACCAATACATGGTCTATTGGGACCGGTTGGGTTCGGGTGAGTGGCGAAACGTTGGCGGCTGTACAGTCCTGACCGAATCGCCTACCCACTGGATGCCGCTGCCGGCCCCGCCGGAGGTGTCGCCGTGAAGCTGGTCGGCAACTGCCTCGTTGTGGCCCTGGCCGCCAAGCTGATAGCCCCCCGCCGCGTGCGCATCCGCAGCATGCGTAATCGCGCCGGCCGGGTCCACTTCATGTGGGAGAAGGACGGCGTGCCCTACGAGTTCTACACGCCGGGGGCTTCGCGGTCGTCGTATCTCCGGAACTCGCTGCGCGTCGGCGAAATCCGCCGAGTCGGAGGAAGCCGCTGATGCGCCGCGCGATCAAGGCCGCGACCAGGTCCGAACAGGCATACCAGGACGCCGCTCGTGCGCTGGGCTGCGTGGTCTGCCGCTGGCGGCACGCCGCCGGCCTGCAACGCGGCATCGGCTGCGGCCCGGTGCGGATCCACCACCGGAACATCGGCGACCTGCATGGCCAGAAGCAGATCGGCCAGCACGCCGTGGTCGCCATGGGCGACTGGCACCACCAGGGCATCCCGATGCCCGGCAAGAACGGCAAAGCCATGTACGCCATCTACGGTCCCAGCTTCCAAGAGCAGGCGCGCGAGTTCCGCATGTGGACCCTCGACGCGCTGCCCGGCCTCGGCCGCGGCACCGAGGCATGGCAGGGCTATCAGGACCAACTACTCCAGCAGTCAGCACCGAAGGACGCAGCAGCATGAACGACGAGAAGCGATACGCCACTGCCCACGAACAGGGCCGCACGGCACGCCGCGGTGGGAAGCCGCGCAGCGCCAATCCTTACCAGGGCAGCACCAAGCTGGTCCGCGACCTGCACGAGCAGCACGACCTCGGCTGGCTGGCACAGGACAGCGAGAACGCGGCCGCACGCCGGAGGGCACGATGAGCGCTCTGCGCCTGACCTTCGGTATCGACCCTGGCCTGAAGGGCGCGGTGGCCACGCTACTGGACGGCGTGCCTGGCCCGATCTTGGACTTGCCCACGGTGGACGTAGATGGCTGGGGGGAGATCGATGCCCGGCCCATCGTCCTCTTCATCCGCGAACAGCGTGCAAAGAACCCCGGCGCCTATGTCTCGGCCTGTATCGAGAAGGTCGGCGCGCGGCCAGACGACGGCGGCACCAGTGCCTTCCGGTTCGGCCAGACCGCCGGCAAGCTCCAGGCCATCTTGGAAGTGCTGGGCATCCCGCAGACCCGGGTCATCCCGTCGGTGTGGAAGCGCTCCATGGGGCTCATCGGCAAGGACAAGGATGCGGCACGCCAACTGGCGCTGCGACGCTTCCCGTCGGCCGCCGGCGAGCTGAAGTTCAAGAAGCATGATGGCCGGGCGGACGCGTTGCTGCTGGCGCTCTATCACGACTCCCACGACTGGGACGGGAAGCAGGCGGCATGACCGACAGCGAGGCGATCAGCAACCTCCGGCTGCGGAAGCGCTACCGCCTGCAGCTGCGGCGGCATGGCCGGTGCTGGGCCTGCCAGTTCCGGCAGCAGGGCACCGACGGCTATCACTGCAAGGGCTTCACCGCGCGGCAAGGCAGCTGCGACACCGACGGGCGGCTGCCCGTGTTCCGATTCGACGCTGCTGTACTGGAGGGCCTGCGCGATGCGCAATAACGATCCGCTGACCGAGCAACTCCGCCGCTGGGGGCACGCCCAGGTGAACCGCTTTGCTCTGAGCCGCGCCGACCGCAGCGTGCATGTTCTGGACAAAGTCCGGGACCATGCCCCGTTGACCCGGGAACGGGCAGCGCGGGAACTAGTGGGCCGGGATGGGACAGACCGCCGGCGTTTCATGGCCGCGCGCTCCGGCGTCCAGGAGATGAGCATGCTGCCGATGTGGGCCGTCAGCCCTATTCGTTCGGCCAACGACGCTGATCACCCACACGACAACCCGGAGATAGCGGTGGACACCGGCACGCCCGACGATCTGCGCTGGGTGGATCGAGCGCTGGCCACTCTGTCGCGGCATCAGGTAGAGAAGGACGGAAATTTCGTGCTGCAAGGCCAACTTAGGGAGCTAATTGTGCGAACTGAGTTTACGGTTTCGGCCAGCCAAGCAGTTAAAGCAAGGATGGTAGAAGAGCAGTACGGCGGAAAGCTAACCGTCTGGCAGTACCGCCGTGAGCTGCAACGCGCGTTAGACTGGCTTGGCGGCAGGATGGCTGCGTGAGAGAGGAACGGATATGGAAAAAACCCGAATTGACGTTTACAAATTGGGCAACATCTGGAAGGTGCGGACGACCGTGAAGGGGGCGGTAATGTCTCCGAGCGACTCATGGATGAGCAGAACGGATGCGCTAGATGTGGCCATGGCAATAGCGGAAGAGCGATTTCGCGAGAATAAGGAAAGTGTTGATGTGTACTACGAGGAATCTGGCCGATTCATTCTCGTTGAGAAGGGGTTTCGCCATTTCACTTGACAAGTTGCACACTCAGACCTAGCCTTTCAGCGAGCGTCAAGAATTCCCCCTGAAGCCCCGGCCCTGCGCTGGGGCTTCTGCGTTTCCGGGACCCCTACACCGATCGACCACCGTGCGACCAGGCCCACCATCCTCGCCGTGAGGCGACAGGGGCCGGCACATCTATTCCTGGGCGGAAACTGGGCTGGGTCCATGACCCCGGCCAATGTGCCTATCCAGCGGTGGTGATCGGCCTTCTACGCCCGCGCACCCTTACCGGACCCATTCGCAGAGCCAGCCGGGCTGCGGTGGCGGGCACCTATTGCAGCGTGGAGAAGAGGCATCTCGCCGGGCTCATAACCCGGAGGTCGCCCGTTCGAGTCGGGCCGCTGCTACCAACTACGGAGACACCATGGTGAGCACTGAGGTAGTAGCGGCCGCCATGGGCGCCGGGAAGTACGCGCAGGCGCTGGAAGAGGCCTGCATTCGCTTTGGGATCGTGACGGCGCTGGAGAAGTCCCACTTTCTGGCGCATATGGCGGTTGAGTCGCAGGGCTTCACCCGCGTACGCGAGAACCTGGGCTATAGCGCGCAGAGACTGCTCGAGGTCTTCCCTGGCCGGAACGGCCTGAAGACGTTGGCGCAGGCAAAGGTCATCGTTGCCGGTGGGCGTGACGCAATCGCAGAGGCCATTTACGGCGGCGCCTGGGGGGCCAAGAACCTGGGGAACACGCAGCCAGGCGACGGTGCCCGGTTCCCCGGGCTCAGTCTGATCCACCTGACCGGCCGCGCCAACGTGACCGCTTACTCGCAGGCCATGTACGGCGATGACCGTGTAGTGCGCGAGCCCGGCCTACTGGAGAAGCTGCCCGACGCGGTGCTGGCGGCCGGCTGGTACTGGATCTGGCGCGGCTGCGGTGAGCCCGCGAGGCGAGATGACCTGGAGGGCAGTACCCGCAAGGTCAACGGCGGGCTCAACGGCTTGGCCGATCGGGCAATCAAGTTGGCGCAGGCCAAGAAGCTCTTCGGCATCGCATGACCGCGTCAAAGAAGAAGCCGCGGCTGTCCCCGGTCAGCCAGCTGCAAGGCGTGCTGGTGGTGCTGGACGGCAGGACCAAGATTCCGACCGCTGAGCTGCTGTCGACCATCCGAGGGATGGTGAGCGACGCACTGGCGGTGATGCAGGAGCCGGACCCCGCGAAGCAGAAGATCGCCTTCGTGCTCCTGGCCATCCAGCAATCCACCGAGGTCGCAGTGCGGGTGGTGCGCGGCAAGGACATCACCCGGGTGACGGTGATCGACCAGCCGCTCTACCACTGGGCGCTGCGCGAGATCCACGCATTGGCAGGTGCCGCATGACCTTCGCAACCCGAAACGTCGGCGCGGCCCGTGTGGGCATCGCCGTGCTGGTGCTGTTCCTGGTCGGCATGGCCATGGCCGCGCTGGTGTCTATCGCCATCCCGCCCGAGAACAAGGATTCATTCGGCATGCTGATTGGCGGCTTGAACAATGCCACCGGCATGGTGATCGGCTACTTCTTCGGCATGACCCGCAGGGGCAATGGGGCCTGATATGAATCGCACGCTGATTGCAGTGATCGCCTTCGTTGCTTGGTCGGCCGGTATGTTCGGCGCTGGCTGGGCGTGGCGCGGCGATCGCGCCGAGGGCGTCGAGGCGCGGCAGCAGGCAGGCGCCAGCGCCGGCCAAGTGCACCAGGTAACCCAGGCCCGCGCCACCGAACACACTCAGGCCGAGGTGATGGCCTCCATCGGAGCGAAGCATGAAGAAGACCGAGCTGCGGCCGAGACCGTCCCTGCTGCTGTTGTTGCTGAGCTGCGTTCTGGCACTGTCCGCCTGCGCCACGACCTCGCCACCTGCCACACCGGTCGCTTGTCCGAAGCTGCCGCCGGCGCCATCGAACGTGATGCGCCCGCCGACCTCGGAGTCACGCTTGCGGGCCCTGCTATTGGAATCGGCCGCGACGCCGACGACCAGCTCCGCGCCTGCCAAGCCGTGATCGCAGCGGACCGGGTTGAACTGGCGCACTAACGATGGCCGCGGCACCACTCACCGCCAAGAAGAAACTCTTCGTTGCGGAGTACCTGAAGGACCACAACGGCACTCAGGCGGCCATCCGAACCGGATACAGCGCGAAGACTGCAAAGCAGCAAGGCTCGCGCCTGCTGGCCGAACCGCACGTGCAGGCTGCAGTCCGGGCTGGCCAGCAGAAGGTAGCCAAGAAGGCCGAGGTCACCGTCGAGAGCCTGATGGGCGAGCTGGAACAGGCACGCAAGCTGGCATTGAAGGAAAAGCAGGCTAGCGCCGCGGTCACCGCGACGATGGGCAAGGGAAAGCTGGCCGGCCTGCTGGTGGAGAAACACCGCCACTCGGGCGCTATCGGCACCTACGACCTGACCAACATCTCGGATGAAGAACTCGACCGCCTTGAACAGATCCTCGGTCCGCTTGCCGACGTTGGCGGAGATCCGGGCGGAGCGGGCGAGGCGGGCGACTGAGCGAGAGCGGGCGCGCATCGCCGAGAACGTGGAGGGGATTCGGGCACGATCCCAGTCGCTGGAGGGCTTCATCCTCGAGCACTGGCACGTCCTGGAGCCGACACGGCCGCTGAAGTTTGGCTGGGCGCTTCGGGCGATGTGCAAGCACCTGGAGGCGGTCACAGAAGGCCGCATCCAGTTCCTGCTGATGACCGTGCCCCCGGGCATGATGAAGTCGCTGCTGATGGTGTTCTGGACAGCGTGGGAGTGGGGGCCGGTTGGCCGCCCGGACCTGCAGACGCTGGCCACCTCCTACAGCCAGCCCAACGTGTTGCGCGACAACCTGAAACTGCGGCGCCTCATCGAGAGCGACCAGTACCAGGCAGCGTGGCCGCTGAAGCTTCGCGGCGACCAGAACGCCAAAGGCAAGTTCGAGAACACTGGCAACGGCTTCAGCGAGGCCAGGCCCTTCAGTTCGATGACCGGTGGCCGCGGCGACCGGGTGAAGGTGGACGATCCGCACTCGACTGAGACGGCCGAGAGCGACGCTGAGCGCAAGACCGCCGTCCGGATCTTCCGCGAGGGCATCACCGACCGCCTCAACGACATCACATCGTCGGCCATGGTCATCATCATGCAGCGCCTGCACCAGCAGGACGTTGCAGCGGTGGCGATGGAGCTGGATCTCGGGTTCGTCCATCTGAACCTGCCGATGGAGTTCGAAGCGGAGCGGGTCGACAAGGACGGCAAGAAGTCCGGCGGCCCGTGCCGCACCTACGTGGATGGGAAGCCCTTCTTCGAAGATCCCCGCACGGATGAGGGTGAGCTGCTGTTCCCGGAGCGCTTCCCGCGCGCCGAAGTGGATAGGTTGAAGCGGGCCAAGGGTTCGTATGCATGGGCCGGCCAGTACCAGCAGCGGCCAACGCCGCGCGACGGCGGCAAGTTCAAGCGGGAATGGTTCGAGGTGGTGGAGGCGGCGCCGGCGATCGCATCGGCGCGCAAGGTCCGGCGCTGGGACTTCGCCGCTACGGACCCGAAGGAGAAGAACAGCAGCGACCCCGATTACACGGTCGGGCTGCTGCTGGGTGAAAGCCAGGGCATCTACTACGTGCTGGACGTCGTTCGCGACCAGGTGTCACCCGTCGGCGTGGAGCGGATGCTGAAGAACACCGCGCTGCGGGATGGGAAATCGATCAAGGTTCGCATCCCGCAGGACCCTGGTGCCGCCGGCAAGAGCAACGCCGCGCACCAGGTGAAGCTGCTGGCCGGCTGGGACGTGAAGTCCGCGCTGGAATCCGGATCGAAAGAGGTCCGGGCAACACCGGTCGAGGCTCAGGCCGAGGCCGGGAACATCAAGCTGGTGTCTGGCCCATGGGTGGCGGCGTTCTTGGACGAGATCGCCGAGTTTCCCAACGCCAAGCACGACGACCAGGTGGACGCGCTTTCCGGCGCCTTCGCTGAGCTGGTCACCGGCAGCACCTACAACTTGGGGAACGCGCTCTGATGGGCAAGCTCGCACAAATCAAAGACGGGCTGGTCAATCTGGTGGCCAATCTGGGTACGCCTCGCGATAAGGCAGCAGCGTCGTTCTACGGCCTGCCGCTGCTGTCGGAGGCTGATGCCACCAACGCCTACCGCGGCACCTGGCTAGCGCGGAAGGTGATCGATATCCCAGCGATGGACAGCTGCCGGAAGTGGCGAGGATGGAGCGCCGACCAAGCGCAGATCAGCGCGATCGAGTCGGAGGAGAAGCGGCTGGGGCTGCAGCAAAAGGTGCTGGAGGCGCTGATCCGCGCCCGCCTCGCCGGCGGAGCCGCGCTCTACATCGGCACCGGGCAGTCCGACCCGATGCAGCTGCTGAAGCCTGAGTCCATCAGTAAGGGCGGGATCAAGCACATCAACGTCCTGTCCAAGCGAGTACTGCAGGCGGGTGAGTTGGACCGCGATCCGGAGTCCCCGGGCTATGGCCGGCCGGCGTACTACAACCTCAGCAGCGGTACCGCGGGGCAGTTGCGGATCCATCCTTCCCGCCTGGTCATCCTGCAGGGCGCCACAAAGCCGGATCCCGAGCTGGATACCGGCGACGGCTGGGGCGATTCGGTGCTGCTGGCGATCAGCAAGGCGATCAAGGACGCCGACAGCACCGCCGGGAACATTGCCTCGCTGGTGTTCGAAGCGAAGGTCGACGTGATCAAGATCCCGAACTTCATGTCGATGCTGTCGGATCCGGACTATGAAGAGCAGATGCTCAAGCGCATGCAGCTGGCCATGATGGCCAAGGGCATCAACGGCGCGCTGCTGCTGGATGCCGAGGAAGACTACGAGCAGAAGCAGGCACAGTTTGGCGGCCTGACTGACCTGATGATGGCTTTCATGCAGCTGACCTCGGGTGCGTCAGACATTCCGATGACCCGCCTTCTGGGCCAGTCACCGGGCGGCATGAATGCCAGCGGCGAGAGCGACCTGCGCAACTACTACGACCGCATCAGCTCTGGCCAGGAGCTGGTGCTCGGCCCGTCTCTGCAGGTCCTGGACGAGTGCCTTATCCGGTCCGCGCTGGGTAGCCGGCCGAAGGAAGTGTTCTACAACTGGCGCAGTCTGTGGCAGACGACCGACACGGAGCGGGCGACCATCGGCAAGACGACCGCCGACACGATCAAGACCATCGCCGACACCCGCCTCATCCCCGAGGACGTGATGTCGGTGGTGGCAGTGAACATGCTCACCGAGGCCGGGGTTGCGCCAGGCCTTGAGGCGGAGATGCAGGACTACGCGGAGACGGCGCCGGCTAGCGGCGACGAAGGCGAGGATGGCGCGCCGGCAGAGACACGCGCGGCGGAACTGGGCGATGCCTCTCCGCGATCGCTGTACGTCAGCCGGAAGGTGATCAACGCCAGCGAGATCGAGGCCTGGGCGCGGGAGCAGGGCATCACCGACTTGGCCGATAACCTGCACGTGACCGTGGCTTACTCGCGTCAAGCCTTCGACTGGATCAAGGCCGGCAACGCAAACGAGTGGGGCAGTGATAGCAAGGACCAGCTGGTCATCCCCGAAGGCGGACCGCGTGCGGTTGAACCGCTGGGTGGCATGTCAGCGGTGCTCCTGTTCGCATCGTCGCAGCTGTGCTGGCGGCACGAGAGCATCATCCGCGCCGGCGGATCGCACGACTACCCGGACTACACGCCGCACATCAGCCTGACCAAGGCGCCTATCGATCTCACCAAGGTCGAGCCGTACCGCGGCCGCATCGTGCTGGGCCCGGAAATCTTCGAAGAGATCCGAGAGGACTGACCCATGTACCTGATCGACAGTGTCCCGGTGTCGGCTGTCCGCCGCACTGCGGACGGCTACCTCGTGGCCGATGCATTCGTCGCGCGCACCGGCATCCAGACCTATCTGGGGGAGGAGCTGGGCCGTCCAGACCTCTTGAACGTGCGGCTCTACCGGCCGCCGGAGGAGGTTTTCTCCGACGCAACGCTGCGCAGCTTCGCGCATCGGCCGATGACCAACGACCACCCGCCCGAGCAGGTGAACGCTCAGAACTGGAAGAAGTACGCCGTCGGCCAGACCGGCGACGAGGTCGTCCACGACAAGAACCGCGTCCGTGTCCCGCTTGTGCTGATGGACCAGGACGCGATCGCCGACTACGAGGCCGGCAAGCGCGAGCTGTCGCAGGGCTACTCATCCGAGATTGACTGGGTCGACGGTGTAACCCCCGAAGGCGAGCCGTACGACGCGGTCCAGCGAAACATCCGCAACAACCACCTCGCCCTGGTCAAGCACGGCCGGGCCGGCTCTCAGTTTCGCATCGGGGATGGGCGCACCCCCGGTGCACCGGATCCAAGCGCCCATCCACAACCGCAGGAGAACCACATGAGCGACAAGACCATCTTGGTCGATGGGCTGTCCGTCGTCACCAACGACGCCGGCGCCCAGGCGATCAGCAAGCTGCAGGCGCAGCTCAAGGACGCGCAGACCGCTGCCGGTACTGCCGACGCAGCGCACCAGACCACCATTGCAGCCAAGGATGCTGCCATCGCCAAGGTCGAAGCCGAGCGCGACGACCTGAAGGCAAAGGTCCTGAGCGACGCCGACCTGGACAAGCGCGTGCAGGAGCGCGGCGACCTCATCGGTAAGGCGAAGGCCGTGCACGATGCCGATTACAGCGGCAAGACCGACGCGGAGGTTCGCAAGATCGCCGTGGTCGCCAAGCTCGGCGACGCCGCGGTGGTCGGCAAGCCCGATGCCTACATCGAGGCCCGCTTCGACATCCTGGCCGACGGCGCCAAGCCGCGCGACCCCGTCACGCAGGCACTGCGCGATGGCGCCACGCCCCATCGCCAGAACGTGCAGGACAACGGCTATGCCGCGTCCGTGTCCGGCCTGGACTACCGCACCGCCGGCCAGAAGGAGGCCTAAGCCATGGCACTGCAGAACAACTATCCGGATATCCAGCCCGTCGCCATTGCCGGCGCCCCGGCCACCATGCTGCCGGCGACTGACATCTCCCGAACCATCGAAGGTGCCGCCGTCACGTTCGGCAAGGCCGTCGAGCAGGGCGCCACCGACAAGTCCGCGAAGGCCTTCGCGGGCGGCAAGTATGTCGGCATCGCGCTGCTCGACCGCTCGGCCTCCGGCCTGACGGTTGCTGCCGGCCAGGTCACCGGCCGCGCGATCGATGCGTTCGGCGTCGGCGAGTCGGCGCGCATCCGTACCAAGGGCGACATCTGGGTCGTCGCATCGGTGGCGGTGGCCGCTCGCGATCCGGTCTACCTGACCGCCGCCGGCGCCTACACCAACGTTTCCACCGGGAACACCGCAATTCCCGGTGCCAGCTGGGACACCAGCACCACCGCCGCCGGCCAGCTGGCCGTCGTCCGTCTCGGCTAAGGAGCCAACCACATGAGCGCAATCCCCCTCATCGACGCCCAGGCTGCACTGGGCTTCGTGATCGCCCAGGCCTCGATCATCGAGCCGGGCGTCTACCGCACCGTTTACCCCGACATTCAGTACCGCACCTTGGTGCCGGTGGACACGTCGGGCAGCGAGTTCGCCACCTCGGTGACCTACTTCTCGGGCGACCAGTTCGGCAAGGCAGACTGGATCAACGGCAACGCCGATGACATCCCGAAGGCCGGCACCACCCGTTCGAAGTTCGAGACCCCGGTTTACACCGCCGGCATCGGTTACGGCTTTGGCTGGGAAGAGGTCGGCCGGGCCCAGATGCTGGGTATCAACCTGTCCACCGAAGACGCTGCAGCTGCACGACGTGCGTCCGAAGAGATGGTTGATCGAGTTGCATTGCTGGGTGATGCCAGCAAGGGCTTCACCGGCCTCTTCAACGCCGCTGGAGTGACCCCGGTCGCAGCTCCGACCGGCGGCTGGGACGCCACCACCGATACCCAGCTGATCGTGGCGACGCTGAACCAGGCGCTGCTCAACGTGTTCAACGGCACCAACACGGCCTCCATCGCCAACACGCTGCTTCTGCCGTGGACGAAGTATCTGCTGATCGCCACCCGCAAGATGAGCGATCAGAGCGATATGACCGTTCTGCAGTGGTTCTTGGCCAACAACGTCTACACCGTGCAGACCGGTCAGCCGCTGACGGTGCGTGGTGTGCGTGGCCTGGACACGGCTGGCGTGGGTGGCATTACCCGCTTGGTGGCCTACCGCAACGATCCGCAGGTGCTGAAGCTGCACATGCCGATGCCGCACCGCTTCCTGCCGGCCTGGCAGAGCGGCCCGCTGCGCTGGGACATCCCGGGCGTGATGCGCCTGGGTGGCCTGGACGTGCGCCTGCCGAAGGAAGTCGTCTACCTCGACGGCATCTGATCACCACGGCCCCGGCGAAGTGCCGGGGCCTCACTGGAGCAAAGCATGAAGATCACGAACAACCACACCGGTCCCCTCGGCCTTCCGGACGGCACAATCCTCCCGAAGGGTGAGCCGACCGTTGTCCCCGGCTGGGACCAGATCAAGAAGAACACCGTGGTGCAGGGCTGGCTCAATGCCAAGATCCTGACGGCCGCCGGTGGCGACGATGCCGGCACCGGCAACCCGGGCGGCGAGGGCGGTGCCGACAAGGACGCACTGATCACGCGCGCCAAGGAGCTGGGCATCGACGCGAAGGGCAACTGGGGTGTGCCGAAGCTGCAGGCGGCCATCGCTGATGCCGAGAAGGCCAAGGCTGGCACCGGCAACACGGGCGGCGAGGCGCAGTCGTGAGCGTCTTCGACGAGAGCCGCGGCTACTTGCGCGAAATGCGAGAAGAGCCCTCGTCCGCCGTGGGCGAGGCTGCCGCGGTCGCGGCCGAGGTCATCCACAACGACGGTTTCGGCGAGGGCTGACATGTACGGCACGCTGGAAGACGCGGACAGCTACCACCAGGCGCGCGGCAACGCCGCCTGGGCAGCGGGATCAGAAGACGCCCGCACCGGCGCGCTCGTCCGCGCTACGGACTACATCGACGGCCGGTACCGGGTGCTTCTTGCCTCCGGCCGCTGGTCGTCGATGTTCCCCGGCGTGCGCACTGCCGGGCGGGGCCAGCCGAACGAATGGCCCCGCACCGGTGCCGTGGACTACGACGGTGATCAGATCCAGACGGATGAGATCCCGGACGAGGTCGAACGCGCAACCTACGAGGCGGCGCTGCGAGAGCTGGTTAACCCCGGCAGCCTCTCGCCCGACTTCGTCGCGGTGGAGCAGGTCACCAAGGAGAAGGTGGGCCCGATCGAGGTCAACTATGCCGACGGCACCGCCGCCGGCGCGACCCCGAACCGTCCGATCATTTCCGCGATCGACGAGATCCTGGCGCCGCTGCTCCGGACGCCGGCCCTCGGCCCAGCGGTGCGGGTCGTATGAGCGCGTTCTATGACCGCATGCAGGCCACGGCCACGCGGCTGATAGACCGGTACGGCTATGCCACGCAGTTGGAACGAGACGGCGCGCCTACTGGGCCGCCGCATAATCCGCAGCCGGGCACGCCGACGCGGCACGACTGCAAAGCGGTGGAGCTGGAATACAGCCTCACCAACCGCGACACCACGCTGGTGCAGCAGGGCGACAAGCTCGGCCTGATCTCCACCGCGATCGACATCGCGCCGACCAAGGATGACCGGATCCTGCTGGGCGGCGAGCTGTTCCACTTCATCGACCTGCAGCCGCTCTCCCCGGGTGGCCAGATCCTGCTCTACGAGTTCCACGCCCGTCGCTGATGGCCAAACTGACCTCCCGAGAGCTGGAACTGCTGGCTCGCCGGCTCGAACCGGAGCTGCGCAAGGCGTTCGTGCAGGCCATCGTCGCTGCGCGCAACGACGCCGCGGTGCAGGCTATTGCCGAGCTGCTGCGCGCTGGCCGCGTGGAGCAGGTGCTGGTGGCGCTGGGCATGGATGCCGCACGGTTCTCACCTCTGGCCGAGGCGGTGCGGTCTGCATTCGTCGCCGGTGCTCGTGCGGGCGTCCAGGAAATCCCGCCGGTGCGGCTGTCGCTGGATCCGATCATCACCGGAAGCTACCGGCCGCGATCGCCGTCGCCGGTGCTGCGCGCCAGCTTCGACCTGCGCAACCCGGCTGCGGAGCGGTGGCTGGCCACCAATTCATCGCGCTTGGTCACCGAGATCATCGAGAGCCAGCGGCAGGTGATTCGGGGCGTGCTGCAGCAAGGGATGATCGCCGGCCGAAACCCGCGCCAGACCGCGCTGGATATCGTTGGCCGGGTAGGCGAAACGGGGCGGCGCTCCGGCGGCGTCGTGGGACTCACGTCGCAGCAGAGCCAGTACGTGACCAACATGCGCGCGCAGCTGGCCAGCGGCGACCCGAAGGCGATGGCGGCGTACTTCGATCGGCAGCGGCGGGATAAGCGCCTGGATGGCATCGTCAAGCGCGCTATCGCCGCCGGCAAGCCGGTGTCGCAGGCGGACATCGACAAGATCGCTGGACGCTACGCAGACCGCCTGCTTGCGCTGCGCGGCGAGATGATTGCCAGGACCGAGTCCATCGCTTCGCTCAATGCGGGCAGGGAAGAGGCCTACCGGCAGCAGATCGAAGCAGGCAAGTTGGCGCCGGAGAACGTGGAGTGCACCTGGTCGGACACCAATGACCGGCGGACCCGGCACAGCCATCGTGCAATGAACGGCCAGAAGCGCATGTTCGGCGAGCCTTTCCAAGCGCCGAGCGGTGCGCTGTTGAACTACCCGGGTGATACCAGCCTGGGCGCCGGCGCTGAGGAGACGGTGGGCTGCCGCTGCATGAAGCAGTACCGGATCAACATGGCGGCGGAGGTGCTGCGTGGCCAACAAGTTCGGTGACCAGGTGAAGGCGTTTGCCGAGAAGGCAAAACAACGCCAGCTGGCCATCTTCCGCGAGTCGGCCCAGCAGGTGATGGAGGAGGCGAACACCCCGGAGGGTGACGGCGGCAAGATGCCCATCGACACCGGGTTCCTCCGAAACTCAGCGGTGGCCTCGACCGAGGGCCCGCCCGACGGCACCGGCGGCGATCCCTCCCTGGTGTTCTCGGCAGTTGAGCTTGGGCAGACGGTGTGGGCCGGCTGGACCGCTGCCTACGCGCTGCGCATGGAGCACGGCTTCTACGGCGAAGACAGCCTGGGCCGGGTCTACGCACAGCCCGGCAAGGGCTTCATGCGATCGGCCACCCAGAACTGGATCTTCATCGTGGACAGCGTGACCAAGTCGGTAGGGGATAGAATCAAATGAGCGACACGGAGATCTATGACGCCTTCGCCGGGCTGGTGGGCGCCTTCGCCGCGGCCCAGAACCTGCCTTGCTCCTACCCGGCGCTGGGATTCAAGCCGCCGACTGCAGGCGCATGGCTGGAGCTGCAGTGGTTCCAGAACGAGACGCAGAACTACGGCCTGGCCGATGACGGCCCGTCCCTGATGCAAGGGTTCGGCCAGCTCTCGGCCTGCTACCGGCCCGGGCAAGGGATCATGGTTGGCACGCGCATCACCGACCAGATCATCGCGGCCTTCGCCAAGGGCACGACCTTCGCCGCGATGCGGGTGTACCGAAAGCCGTGGACCTCCGCCCTGATCCAGGATCCGGAGCGGATCATGCACCCGGTGACCATCAGGTGGCAGGGGTTCGTGTCGGGGTAGAATCCGGCCATGAGCCCGAAGCCGCCCAACCTGCACCTGGTCCGAAGCGACGCGCCGCCCACCGAGGGCGAGCTGGCGGAGCTGCGAGAGGCGGTCGATCGGATGCGACGGAACCGCACGCTGCTGGATGCCTTCAACAGGGAGCAGGCGTTGTTCGTGCGCTCAGAGTTCCTAGCCTATGTGGAAGCGGGGTTTACCCGGCCGCAGGCCATGCAGCTGGTGGCGGCCAAACTTCATCCTGGTAGCAGATAGATGTCAGTTTCGCCATACGCATGGAGTGCGTTGAGCTTTTTCCTTGGCTTGATTCTCGGTCACTGGCTGGCGCTGGGGCGAGATCGGCGGAAGGAGTTCAATGAATTGGCAAGGCCATTGCAGGACTGGGTCTCATGGGTCAAAGCACATCAGAATGGATATAGGGATCCTCCACCTTTGGTCGTGGTCGCAGCATTCACTGCGCGGCTAAAAAAAAGGCAGGAATGCAAATTTAATGTTGCAGCAGCTGCTATTAAGGACGACTACCACCAGAACTATAGAATCTCTAAGGCTGGCACAGTTATATATGCGCGGACGCCCAAAGGAGACGAGGCCCTAAAGGCCTTATGGAATATTGTTAAACCCCAGTAGATCAGCCTAATAGGCCCGCCCACTAGCGGGCCTTTTTCGTTTCCCAAGACCCCGCCCCGTGGCGGGGTTTTTATTGCCCACCCACAGGAGAACGGCCATGGCCGAGGCAAAGACCAACGCAGGTTCCAAGCTCTTCATCTGCGCTACCCCCAAGAACGCCGACCTCACGCAGGCGGAATTCACCGCACTGACCTTCGTGCAGGTGAAGAAGGTCGGCAGCGTGGGCGAGCGCGGCATCAACACCAACATCGTTACCTACGACACCTGGGACACGCTGGTGTCGCTGAAGGGCAAGGGCATCACCAATGCTGGTGACCCGCCGGTGGAAGTGGCTGAAGACCTGACCGACCCCGGCCAGATCGCCATGCGCGCCGCCGGCGCCCCGAACGTCGCCGATGCTTACGCCTTCAAGGTGGAGCGCGCCGACGGTTCCATCGAGTACCTGCGCGGCCTCGTGGCTGGCCCGAACTCCCCGGGTGGCCGCAACGAGGACTTCGTGCTCAACACCTACATCTTGGGCCTGAACCAGGTCCCCATCGTGGTGCCGGCCCCGGTCGTCCCGTAACCGAATACCGGCGGGGTAGGGCGCGCGCCTGAAAGGCTGCCTGATCCGACAGCTTCCCCGCCGGTTCCTTTTCGGATCGCACCAAAGGATCACGACATGAACGACCTGAGCACCATCGTTGCCACCGAGCGCGTCATCGACATCAACCACCCGGTCAACGGCACAGCCACTGGCCTCCGCCTCACCCTCCTGCCGGAAACCCACCTGAAGGTCCGCGAGGCTGCTCGCAAGGCACTGAACGACCGCCTGCAAGGCAAGGGCAAGGTGACCGCCGAGAAGATCGAGGAGAGCCGCCTGTCCATGCTGGTCGCCAGCATCGGCGGTTGGGAATGGAAGGGCGACGCCACCTTCGAAGGCGAGAAGCCGGACTTCAGCGACACCAACCTGCGCAAGGTGATCCAGCGCCTGCCGTGGATCCAGGACCAGATCGATCAGGAGCTGGGCGAGCGCGCCGAGTTCTTTCGCGAGCCTGAAGAACAGGCTGGCTGAAACCACATACCAGACCGTCCGCTATGACATGGCGGACGAGAACGGTGAAACACGCCGTCAGCGCAACGAGCGCTTCGGTGAGAAATCCCCCGACGTGGAGGTCCCCATGGAAGGGGCCCACGTCTGGGACTGGTTCTGGGCTCTCTCAGCGCGCCGCCGCTCTGGCCCGGAAGCGTTGACGTTTGCTGACGTCGGCGAATGGCAGCGCTTGGTGATGGTCGACCTCCTTCCGCAGGAGGTGGAAATGCTGATGGCGATGGATGACCAGTACCTCCGCGCGGTGCGAGAGGACCAGGACGCGGCCCGGGCCCGCGCACTCGAATCACAGAACAACGGGAGTCGTTGAACATGGCTGATATTGCCGAGCTCGGTTACAAGGTCGACAGCAGCGGGCTGGTCGAGGGCACCAAGGCCCTGGACGACAACGCTGCGGCGGCCGAGAAGACCGGCAATGCCGCTGCACGGCTGGAGAAGGAATACCAGTCGATGTCGCGGACGGTCGACCAGTCCTCGAAGGCGCTGGGCGACCGTCTCGGCGGCGCGCTCGACCGGATCGGCGTGGGTACCGGCAGCGTGATTGCTGAGCTGCAGACGCTCAACAGGACGCAGAGCGAGGTGCTGGCGGCACTGGGTGGCCTGGACACCAGGCTGACTGGCACTGCCTCGGCGCTGAAGGCCTATGAAGCGGCCGGGCAGCAGGCAGCAGCTGCCGTCACCTCCACGGCCACGGCAAGCCAGCGTCTGGAGACGGACCTTGCGGCGCAGGAGGCTCGGTACCGGTCGGTTGCCCGTGAGGCCGTTGCTTATGCCGAATCCACGCGAGGCGCCAACCTGTCCGATCGTGCGTTGGCGGAGGCGGCACGCGAGGCGACCTCGGCGTATGACTCCCGCGCTGCTGTGACGGCACGGATGGGCACGGAGCAGGAGCGCCTGGCCGCTCGTGCCAAGAGCCTGCAAGAGGCCGAAGCCCGTGCCACCAATCAGGCCAAGGACGCAGCCCGTGCCACGCAGGCGCAGGAGCTCAACCTGAAGAAGCTGCTGGGCCAGATCGATCCGACTGTGGCCGGGTTGAACCGCCTCGCGGACATGGAAGACCGGCTGGCCAAGGCCCGCGACCTTGGGCTGATCAAGCCGCAGGTGTTCCAGCAGTATCAGGCGCAGCTGGAGGCCACCCGCGCCAAGACGCTCGCGGCAGCACAGGGCACCGGCACGCTGTCTGGCCAGCTCGGGCAACTGAACCTGCGTTCCGTGGAGACGCAGCAGTCGCTGGTGTCGCTGATCAGGTCGCTGGCCACCGGCGATATCGGCCAAGCGCAGTCGTCGATCACCTCACTCACGGCGCGCACGGGGGCGCTCAGCAGCGCCTTCACCCTGACCGGCCTCGCCGTAGGCGGCACGGTCGCAGCGATCGCTGGCGTCGCTGTGGTCGCTGCCAAGGGCTACATGGAGATGCGGCAGCTGGAGGGCATCGTGACCGCCACGGGCAACGCCAGTGGATACACCACCGACCAACTGATGCACATGCGGTCCGAACTGGGCAGCGCCACCGGCAACTACAAGGACGCCACCGCAGCGATCAGCATGCTCGTGTCCGAAGGACGGGCCAGTGGCCAGGCGCTGGAGCTGATCGCGTCCTCGGCGGTGAACCTGTCCACGCTCACCGGCAGCTCCATCAGCAGCACGGTGAACGAGATCGAGGCGCTGGCCACGGGCGGCGCCGACGCGCTGGTGAAGTTGAACGACCGCTACAACTTCCTGACCCCGGAGATCTATCGACACATCGAGGCGGTGCGCGAGCAGCGCGGTGATTACGCCGCCACCCAGTCCGCTCTGGAGCAGTTCGACCAGGTGATGAACGAGCGTGCCGAGAACATGGCCGAGAGCGCTGGTGTGGTGGAACGGGCATGGAAGGGCGCTCTGGCCGCTTTCCGGGGCACCATGGAGGAGATCAAGTCCATCGGTCGCAACGACCTGGATAGCCAGATCGGGCGCCTGAAGGATGATCTGGCGTTCTTCCAGACCCTGCAGCGCAGCCCCATCCCCGGCGATGCCACCCGAGGCAATGCTGGCGTGCAGGAGATGCAGAGGCGCATCGAGCAGCTCAGCGAGTGGAAGCAGGAGCTGGACGACGGCGCCAAGATCCTCGGGCAGATCGCCCAGCACGGCAAGGACGTAGTGGTCACCGAGCGGGACATGGCGCGGGAGCGCGCCGCCGCCGACGAGGCGCTGAAGGGACGTCTGGCGGGGCTGGACCGAGAAGCGTCCAAGCTGCTGGCGCGCAACAAGATCATCGAGCTTTACAACAAGCTGGATGTGGACGCCTACGACATCAACGGGAAGAAACTTCCGCCGGATAGCAGGTTGCTGGATGGGTCTATGGAGAGACTCATCGCCCGGTCGAATGCGGACATCGACAAGCAGTTCAACAAGCGCGACGGCTTGGGCAAGAAGAACGCCGACGACAACTCGGTGCAGACCTTCATCGCCAATGTCGAGCGGCAGATCACGGCCAACCAGCAGCTGGCTGACAGCGGAGACAAGGTCACGGCGAGCGACCGCATGGTGATCCAGGCGCGCCAGATGCTGGCCGACAAGACCAACAACATGACCGCGGCGACCAGGACATTGCTGCAGGCGATGATCCCGCAGTTGGAGGCGAGCGATGCGCAGGCACAAGCCGAGGTGCAACGGCAGCGCGGTATGCAGGCCAGCCTGGCGCTGACCGAGCGGCTGACGCAGCTGGAGAAACAGAGGCAGGAGCAGGCGGACATCGACCTCATGGGGATCGGTCGGGGAGGGGACGCTACCCAGATGCTGCAGCGGCAGCTGGACATCCAGCGCCAGTTCTTGCGGGAGCAGGAGAAGCTGGACAAGGCATACAACAGTGATCGGTTGTCGCTGACCGCAGAGGCAGCCGTCATCAGGAAGGCTCAGTACGATCAGGACACGGCATCCCTCCAGACGAGCCTCAACAACTCGCTGGACATCGAGCGGAACTACCAAGAACGCCGGGCCGCGATGCTCGGCGACTGGCGCACCGGGGTAAACCGCGTATGGGCGGATTACGTGTCGGCCGCCGGCAACGCTTCGGATCAGGCCGGCAGCTTGGTGTCCAACAGCCTCAGCGGAATGGAGGATGCGCTGGTCCGGCTCGCGCAGACCGGGAAGCTGTCGTTCACCTCCCTGGCCAATTCGATCATCGCGGACTTGGCGCGCATTGCGGCAAAGCAAGCGGCCGTAGGCCTCTTCAATGCGGTAGCGGGTGCGTGGGGTGGGGGCAGCACCTACACGGGTAGCGGAACTGGAGCGGGATCCATCGGAAGTTTCGGCAACAACCTGATGAGCTTCGGCGGTGGTCGAGCCAATGGCGGGCCCGTGCGCGGGTCCACGCTGTACGAAGTGGGCGAGGGCGGCAAGCCGGAACTGTTCAACGATGGCCGCGGACGAACGTACCTGATCCCCGGGAACAACGGGAACGTGGTGCCGGCCGCGCCAACGTCCACGGGCAGTGCCAGTGCCGCTGCACCTACCCCGCAGTTCAACATCACCATCAACGGCGCGACTGGTGGAGGGACCGCCACAGCGAAGCCGAACCAAAGCGGCGGGGCCGACATTGAGGTAATGCTGGATCAGATGGAAGGACGGATTGCTGGCAACTTCGCCCAAGGCGTGAGCCCCCTAAACAGTGCACTTGAAGGCCGATATGACGTTGCTGCTCGCGTATAGCGGCGCAATCACTTCACACCCCTGCAACCGAGCGACGAACAATGGCCGTATTTCCGAACAACGCGATAATCAGGCTCTCCGGCTTTTCCGAGGAGTTAGACCCGTCGGTGGAGCGGGTGGAGATGGAGCGCGGCGTGCCCAAGCAGCGTGTCATCAACAGCCAGGTTATGGCGACGATTACCGCCACTGTGCTTTTTAAGGCCCCCGAGGACATCTCTGCATTCGAGGAATGGTATTTCGGTGAGCTGGGCCGGGTCGGCTGGTTCACCTTCGCGCATCCCAGAACAGGGGAGCCCCTGACGGTCCGGTTCGTCGGAGGGCAGATCGGCACTCTCACTGCACAGGCGCCTCGGGGCTTCTATTCCCAGCGACAAGTCACCTTGGAGTATCTGCGATGAGCACCTTCGCCGAACGCCGCCAGCGGGTGACCGACACCACCGGCACGCTGGTGCTGCTGGAAGTGTCTGCCCCGTCATTTGCCGAGGTACTTCGAATCGTCAACGACACCCAGGACTGGGTCAGCAACGGGATGGTTTACACCGGCGTGCAGTTCGGGTTCAAACTGCCGGACGATGTGAGTGGCCAGGCGCCACGGGCGCAGCTCGTGCTCAGCAACGTGGGCCGGGCAATCACGGAGGACTTGGAGCGGCTCGCTCCGGGCGAGCTCGTCACTGCGAGGCTGATGATCACGGACCGCGCCGACCCCAACCTCATCGAACAGGATCACTACCTGCCTATGACAAGCGTCTCGGTGAACACCCAGACGGCCACGGCTGCATGCGGTGTTGACTATCTGACCCGCCAACAGGCCGTGCGTCTGCGTTTCAACCCGCAGACGTCGCCGGGGCTGTTCTGATGCGGCTGGCTGACGTTGAGCGGTTCACCGCGATCCCGTACGACGCCGACACATTTGATTGCGCCGACCTGGTCGCCCTGGTGCAGCGCGAGTTGTTCGGGCGCTCTGTGGTGATGCCAGGGCGGCGCCCTCGCGGCGCGCGCGGCGCTGCCGAGCTGGGTGACCTCTCCGCTCCCTATGCACGCCTTCGCGAGGGGCCGCCGCAGGACGGCGACCTCGTGCTCATGTTCGACCACGGACAACGCAGCCCCGGCCATGCCGGGGTTTTCTTTTTCCTGGCCCATGAAGGCTGGGTTCTTCACAGCAACGAACAGAACGCGTGCAGCGTTCTCCATCGCGTTCGCGAGATTGATGGCTTCGGCCTGCGCATTGAAGGATTCTACGAATGGCTCTGATGAGCAACCCCGCCGCCGGCCGCCTGATCGTCACCCCCCACCCTGTGCTGGTGGACGGACAGCGCAACGTGGTCGCCGATCTCCGTCCGGGCGAGTCGCTGTTCCGCTTCCTGATGCGGCATGTGGAGGATCTCGACGGGCAGCGATGGGACGTCACCATCGGGGGCAAGGCGGTGCCGCGGCACCTGTGGCACCAAGTGTTCCCGAAGCATGGCCAGCTGATCGAGCTGCGTGGCGGCGTTGGCAAAGCCGCGATCGCGATCGTGGCGATGATCGCGCTGACGTATTTCACCTTCGGCATCGGCACGGCGGCCGCTGCCGGCATGTGGGGCGCGGGAGCCGTTGCTTCGACCTACGGGGCCTTGGCCGCCACAGCGGTGTACATGGCCGGCGCGGTGCTGATCAACCAAGTGCTGGCGCCGAAGCAGCCCAAGGCCAGCCAGGCTGCGCCGACGAGCTACTCCATCAGTGCCGGGCGCAACCGCGCCCGCGCGTATGAGCCCTATGGCCTGGCCTTCGGATCCATCCGCATCGCGCCGGATCTGATCAGCCAGCCCTATACCCACTACGAGGGCGATGATCAGTACCTGTCGATGGTGCTGACCCCGGGGATCAACGTCGATAGCGTGGAGGCGATCTACAACGGCGAGGTGCTGCTTTCCAGCTACGACGGCGTGCAGGTCTGGCACAACGGCTTCCCCGGCATGCCCAACCAAGAGTTACCGCTGTATAGCAACGCCGACGTACGCGATGGCGGCACGCTGCTGGACACCTCCAGCGATCCCAAGGGGAGGCCGGGCGATTGGGTGCAGCGTTCCAGCTCGGCGGGTGCCGTGCGGCTGATGGTGGGGATCGAGTTTCAGCTGTACGACAAGACCAGCAAGGGCAAGGACAAGGAGAACCGAGAACAGATCCAGATCCAGTATCGCCCCACCGGTACGACGGGCTGGCAGAACTTCGGCAATTACGCGGTACGCGGCAGCACGGCCAAGACTCAGCGCGCCAGCTACGCGATCGACGTGGCCGAGGGGCAGTACGATGTGCGCGTGCGGGTCGCCGGTCAGAACACTGACGGCAGCGGCGCCCAAGCCTCTTTCACCTGGACCACGCTGACCAGCATCCAGCGAGACACGGCCACCTACTCGGGCATTGCGCGCATCGGCGTCCGCATGAAGGCCACCGGCCAGCTCAACGGCGCGCCCGACGAGCTGCGCACCGTTGTGCACGCGCGCCCGGTCCCGGTGTGGAAGGGTGACCAGTGGGTTACTGAGCGCAGCAGCAACCCGGGCGCCCAGATCCTCGCGTACGCGCGCGGGATCTACGCCCTCGATGGCACGCTGCTGGCCGGCATGGCGTTGCCCGACTGCCAGATCGACATCGAGGGACTGAAAGCCTTCATGCTCCATTGTGAGGCGGAAGGCTTCACCTATAACCACTGGGTCACCGACGTGCGCAGCCACCAGCAGGTGCTGGACGTGGTCGCACTCGCTGGCTTCGGCCAGGTGTGCTGGCCGCGCGGCCGGCTCTCTGTGGCTTGGGCGGCGGACGAGCAGCCCCTGTCCGGCGTGGTCAATATGGCCACGATCAAGAAGGGGCAGTTCCAGGTCGATTACATGCTGGCCAACACGGCCGACGGCATAGAGTACTCCTACCTGGACGGTGCGACCTGGGAGGCAAAGACGCTGCGCGTGCCGGCGCCGGGCGTCACCACGATGCTCAACCCGGCTCAGGTAACCGGGGAGGGCGTCACGACAGAGGCCCACGCGGCCATGCTCGCGCGCTGGCACCTCGCGCAGACCCTCTATCAGTACAAGTCCATCGGCTACAGCACGGACATTGAGCACCTTTCCTACAGTCGCATGTCGATGCTGGCGCTGCAGCACGATATGACCCAGTGGGGCTTCGGCGGCCGGATCATGGGTGCTGTCGAGGTGGGCGGCCGCATGGTACTGCAGCTGGATGAGCCGGTCCCGGCCCCGCCCCAGGGCAGCGCCTTCGTGGGTCTGCGCATCCCCGGCGAGCGGGTGTACCGCGTGATGCGCGTGAGGCCATTCACGGGCACCGCGAAGGAGTTGACACTGGTGGATCCGTGGCCGCGCGATGCTGCAGTACCGGGCGACAGCGAGGCCAACCCGGCATGGGACACGATCTGGATCTACGACTTCAAACAGACCCCGGGCCTGCGCGTGCGCGTGACCGGCATTCGGCCGGAGAGCGATTTGAAGGGGGCAGCCGTGGAAGTCGTGGCCGAGAGCCGCGAGTTCTGGCATTACGTGAAGACCGGCGAGTACATTCCCTCGCCAAACGACTCGCTGCTGCAGACCAGGCCGGTGGCCAGCGAACTCATGATCACTGAGCGCCAAGTGGTGCAGGGCGACACCGAGTACACCGAGCTGCAGGCCACCTTCGCGGTGTCCGGCCCGGTGGGCGACTCGAGGGTGCTGAGCGACATCGACGGGAACGGGGAGCTGGAAGAGGTGGCACGCACGGTCACCCGCACCGCGGCGTGGCGCATTCCCGGGGCCGGCACGTACCCGATCGCCGTGCGGCCCTACAGCCCCGACGGTGCCGCCGGCGTTGCAGCTTCGTTGATCTACACCACACAGGGCGCCGATGCGCCACCTGTGCTGGTGGACTTCTTTGACGTAGAACAGCTGAGCGGCGGCGTACGCCGCTACACGTGGGGCTTCTTCAGCGACACCATCCAGTCGGCCAACTTTGCCGGCGTTGAGATCCGGTATCACGCCGGCACCGAGCCACACGCTTGGGAGCAGATGACTCCGCTCGGCGATGACGGGTATCACGCTGCGGCCTTTGAGGCGGTATTGCCCGCTGCCGGCCTGTGGACCTTTGCCTGTCGTTCGCGCAACACGGCCAGCACGCTGTCGAGTCAGGCGCGGACGGTTCAGGTCGAGCTGAAGGCGAACCTGGGCGAGGTCATCGACGGGTTGGACGGCCGCATTGATGAGACCTACGAGCAGGCGCTAGCGGCGAACAACAGAATCACCGAGGAGATCCTCAAGCGCATCGCCGAGGATCTGCGCGTTGCCAATGAAGCCGTAGCGGCGGCGCGCGCCTACACCGACGCCCAGGTGGCCGCGCTCAACGGCATTCTGGAAGACATCGTGGGTGCCGACGAATGGGCTGCCGACGCTGAGTACCCGGTCGGTGATTTCGTGCGCCGAGCTGGCGTGCTGTACCGGGCGTTGGTGGAGAACAACGGTGTGGAGCCTGGCAGTGATCCGGCGGTGTGGCAGGCGATCGGCGAGTACACCTCGGTAGGTGAGGCGCTGGCCGCCGCCATCAGCATGTCCACCCAGAACGCTACAGACCTGCAGACCGAGGCCGCGCGCCTGGATGCACTGCTGGTCCGCATGCCGGCCGGGAACGGCACCTTGGCGACGGCGGCGAGCGTAACCGAGCAGATCAATGTGGTCGCCAACCGGGTGGAGGCCATTGCGCAGCGAACCAACGTGTTGGAGGCGGCGCTACCGGGCTTGGCAACCAATGCCTACGTGCGGCAGCTGGACGAGGCACAGACGAACGTGGCCATGGCCCTGGGCCGACGGATCGATCAGACCAATGCGGTTCTGGCCGGGAAGGCCGAGGCCGGAACGGTGCAGCAGATCCAGTCCAATGTTGAGCAGCTCGGTGGGACGGTGAGCGCGCAGGGCACGGCGCTAACGCAGGTGAAAGCCCAGCTCGGTGGCACGCCGAACATGCTGAAGGACTCATCCTTTGCGCGCGGATTCACCTATTGGGCACAGCCGGGTGGGCTCGGCATCGTCAATGAGCCGCGCTACGGCAACTACATGTACGCTCCCCCGATCTCGGGCGGTACGGCCAGCCCGCAGACGGTGCAGACGGGCCAAGGCGTCTACGTGTTCAGCGGCGAGGTGTACCGCAACAGCAATGCCGGCACGGTTCGGCTCGAAGTCGCGGCGTACAACGCGAATGGCTACATCGGAGCGGTTTCGGCTCTCAGCGATCCATCGATCGTCGGACAGTGGCAACAGGTCTACATCGCCATCGCCGCGCCTCCGGGGACGACGTACTTGGTTTGCCGCCCCATCTGGGAGAACACCAACGCCAACAACTCGATCCGGCGCATGAAGCTGGAGCTTGGACTGACCCCAACGCTCTGGACCGACGATACGGCGGTTCAGCTGGAGGCGACCGCGACGCAGATCCTCGAAGCCCGTGCCGTGCAGCTGGAGAATGGCCAGACCGTTCTGATGGGGCGCGCAGGCGTGCTGGTGGACGTCAACAACCGTGTCATCGGCTGGGCGGCCAACAACGACGGTAAGCGCGGCATCTTCGACATCGTTGCCGACGCCTTGAACGTGAGCGATCCCAACGGAACCGGCAGCACCACCTTTGAGGATGGGCGTTGGGTCACGCGCTGGGCCAACAGCGGCTATATCCTGGTTCAAGGCAAGCCCTTCGGAAACCTGGGCGACCTGGTCATGTACTACGGGCAGGGCAGCGACCCGGCCACGGTGGTCAAGGCGAATGCCAAGTTCGCGCTGGATACGGCCGGCAACGTCTTCATCGCCGGCGCGCTCTACACCGGGGGCATCTCGCGCGGTTTCAAGAGCAGCACCACTGTGGCGCAGGGCGTAGCGGTGGAAACTGGCTATCTCGGCCGGCTGGGCCGGGAGGTGCAGGTGGGTGGGCGCTTCCAGTACCAATACCAGCAGCAGTACAACGGCGCGTCGTCGGTGATCACCCTGGGGCCAGGCAGCACCTCGGCGGTGGTCGTGCTGGAACGCAACTTCGCCGGCGACCCCACTTGGACAGAGCTGTCGCGGTTGACGTTGGGCGGGAGCGATGACGTGTTCAACGAGCAGGGGGCAGCGTCATTCATCACTCAGACGATCAGCGGACAGATCTTCGCCACCGACGTGGCGAGCGCCCGCCAGACAAGCTTCCGCACGCGTGTGCTGAGCTACGACCGACGTGAACACAGCGTCAGCAATCCCGGTCCAACGCCGCTGGCTCTCCAATCTCAGTATCAGTCCATCGAATCCATGGAGTAACCGACGTGTCTCTGATCCAATCGGAAAGCGGCAACAACGCGGTGGAGATGTTCGCCACCCGCATCGATGTGCAGTGGGACTTCCGCACCAACACCGGCCCGGTGCTTTTCCACTTCGAGCGAGTGGACTGGGATCGGGAGACCGGAATGGTCAACACGCGCGGGTATGAGCGGACGATCCGGCACGACATAGCGGGGCTGATCGGTGGCCAATACGCCATCATCGACCCCTTCACCGGCGAAGAGCTGGTGGAGCCCGGCTGGAAGCTGATGGCGATGATCAAGGCGGCGACCGAGCGCGTGTGGGATGCGGAGACGGCGCCTGTTGACGAGCAGACCAGCGGTGAGGGCGAGTCTCTCGCCGTCCCGTCGTAGGCTGCTTGGACCTTGGGCAAAGTCTATGCCTTTACCGCGGTGGAAGATCAGGAGCAGGTTGCTGCCTGATCACGCCATCGACTTGAGCAGGGTGGGGTTATGGTCCGCGATTGCTTCACCCGCTTGGCCAATACCTCGAGACCTTCCACGGTAAGGTGCTCCGCCGCTCAATGTTGCCGGGCACCTAAAAACTATTGTGCTCGGTAGTTCCTTGGCCTAGCGTTGAGCTTGACAGACGAGAATCGGCGCCATGTAATGGAACCGCACGGCATGAAGGATGGGTTCGCCGTGTAATCCAACTTGTTCAACCACGGAAAAGGATGAAGTACGTGAAGACGAACGCTTTGAATGCCCTGTTGGCGGTATCTTTGATGTTTGGTGGAGCATGGATTTGCTCAGATGCATCAGCCGCTCCGCGGCAAAATGCCAGTACGGTAACCACGACCAAAGTGTATGCACCCGGGTCAGCCGAGAGTTCCTCCATTTATGCTTGGATCCGGGACAAGTCTCCTGAATATGCTCCTGTCGTAACTGGCACTGAGATTTCAGTAACCACTACTACCGTTTCGAGCGACAAGGCTACCGTCGCTGCACTGCCATCTCCACCTGTGCCGCTCCCCACCTCGGGTACGCCCGGACAGACGATTACTATCATTTCGACGTTTGCAAATGGTGGGTTTGAGTCTTGGACCTATACTTGGAACAGCCGTAGTGCCGGTGGCGGTTCTTGGGCTCTCTCCGGCTACGAATATAAGAAGGGTAATTTGAATATTCAGTAGAGTCGGACTGCTGATAAGTATTTGCGGGTCGGACAAAGTTCGACCCGCTCAGCACGGTGGCGGCGGCCGCCGCAGGCGTTGTCGCCGGGCGCAACTACAAGTTCACTGCGGTCGAAGACCGCAAAGAGGCCGCGACCTGACCGCTCAGTCCACCTGATCCAGAGCCCCGCTTAGGCGGGGCTTTTTCGTTGTATCAATACCTGCGACCGGTTGGCCATATCCTGCGCGCATGCTTCCTCCCGACTTCCGATGGCGCTCGGTCGCCAGCCGCCCTGACCAGCTACCCGATGCCATCTACTGCGGCACGACGGAGGTGCTGCGGCTATCGCAGCGCGTGGACGATAAGGTTTGGTGGGTCGAGGTGGATCGTCGTCTTGACGACCAGCACCGCGGCCGCCGGTTATGCACCAGCTACGAGCAGGGCGTAATCGGGTCGGAACTGTGGGCGGTAAGGCATCAGCAGCGGCTTCGCCTGGAGATCGACCAGCGCGAAGTGGCCCGCACGGCCCAGCGAAAGAACCGGACCTGGCAGGCAGTCCGCCGGCGTTGCCTCCGTATCGGCGCGTGCGACCGCCGGCGGCCACAGTTGCTGTATGGGTCAGAAGAGCATCGGAAAGGCGCGCTGGGCGCGCGCGAGGGCGGCTTCGCTATGGCGGCAGGCCGACGAGCTGGACAGGAATCACAGCGGCGACTGGCCGGCGAGGGCGACTCGCCGCCGCGTCGCTGATCGGCTCCGCGCCGAGGCCTCGCGGTTCGAAGGTATCGCCAACCGGCTACACCTCTACGACGACGAGCAGGCCGTATGGAGCTGATAGTGATCCACACTGATTCGGCGCAGAACTTAAAAGATCGCCACGAGGGCAGTACTGCTAAAGGTGACCCAGCGGCTTTGGTAGAGCCATCTGAGGGCCGGGTATCGCCTTGGTGGAATGGATGTTCGACTGGCCAACGGAAGCCTCGCCCAGTCGGAACAGGATGGGCTCGATTTCAGGCCGATCGAACGCCACAAATGGCATGTTCCAGAACAAGCTATGGCTTGTAGTCCCGTTCCCAACCGGGAAACTCATGTTTTGTCCGATCCCGGTATAGATGTTCAGGACGCTGCCTGCGAGCAACCAGGACGGGCCCAGCCAGAAGAGCCGATCGGCAATTGGGACATATTCTCCAGACCCATCCCGGTAGCCCAGCATCAACCCTACGTTTGCGGTGTAAGAATCCATTGTCGCTCGCACGACGACACGCTCTTGGTTGGGTAGGCCGCGAGCCAGTACGCTGTCAATTGAGAGGTCGACCAATGGGGCCATTCCGATAATCATTGCTGTTCACCTAAGCCAAAAATTCGAAGCGTCTTTGGGTACAGCCCCGCGATCGCCGCAAGTGCTCCAAAGGCGATGAGACCGCCTCCAATGAGCGGCCGATCACCAAGAAGCTGATATCCGATGGGTATCAAGAATGCGGCGGTGCTCAGTGCCAGCTTGGTGAGCTGGCTTTCGCTCTTTCGTGCTTGATTAAGCCGAAGAACTTCAGCCTCCAAATTGAGAATTTCGCCATCCCTACGTGCGAGCATTTCTCGAGCCTCGCTGAGCTTGTCGCGGGCTGAGTCTTTGTCGTTTCCAAGTCTTTCCGCCACATCCTTGAGCTCCCTGTTTCGGGTCTCTAGTTGATGGAACAGTGCGGGCACCAGTGCATTCAGGCGAGCATCGCCCAATCCGCGTCCTTGTCTGGAGAGATCGGCAAGAGTTGGCGCCATAGCGTCATGAAACGGAGGGCTAGGCTCGGGCGTTGGCCTAGGCGGACGTTGCTGCAGAGCGTGTACACCATCTTCCACAGGTGGCACTAGTTCCCCGTCTTTCATGACCTCTCCTTAGGCCTCGGAGCTTACATCAACTGGGTAGGCCCGTCTTGGTCCGGGCAGGGGTGTCGATGGGCTGGCGCTTATCTGGAGTTGGTCAAGATAGTCCGCCCACTCCTGCATCATGCGCACGCGCTCGGCCATATGGGTCGTGCGGTTGTAGGCCCGGCCGTTCGGATCCTTTACCGCGTGCGCCAGCTGGTGCTCGATAATGTCCGGGCGGTAACCCAACACCTCATCCAGCAGCGTGCGCGCGGTCGCCCGGAAGCCGTGGCCAGTGACCGTGTCCTTGTCGAAACCCATCACGCGCAGCGCCGCCAGCACGGCCACCTCCGACATGGGCCGCTTATCCGTGCGCCCGCCGGCGAATACGTACTGGCCGTGGCCAGTGATCTGCTGCAGCTCCCTCAGCACCTCTACCGCCTGCCTGGCCAAGGGAACGATGTGCGCCTGGCGCATCTTCATGCGTGCGGCCGGGATGCTCCACACGGCTGCGTTGAGGTCGACCTCCGTCCATTCCGCCTGCCGCAGTTCTCCCGGCCGGACGAACACCATCGGCGCCAGCTTCAGAGCGGCCTGGACCACCGGCGTGCCGTGATAGGCGTGCAGTGCGCGCAGCAGGCCTCCCAGCTGGACAGGATCGACGATGGCAGCATGGTTCTTCTCCGGCGCGGGCACCAGCGCTCCGCGCAGGTCTGCGACCGGGTTGCGTTCGGCGCGATCGGTGGCCACGGCGTACCGCATGACCTGCCCGCAGTTCTGCATCACCCGGTGGGCGGATTCGAACGCTTCCCGGGCCTCCATCCGTCGGGCCACCTGCAGGAAGTCCGACGCCTTCAGGTCCCGAGCGCGGCGGGCGCCGATGTATGGGAACACGTCGTTCTCCAACCAGGCGATGACTTTCTTGCCATAGGCCGGCACCCAGGGGCGGCCAGCCAGCCACTCCCGGGTGATGACCTCGAAGCTCTCGCCGTCCGCCACGGCCCGGGAGGCGGTCGCGGCCTTTCGGTGCTCGCTCGGGTCCACGCCGCTGGCCAGCAGGCGCCGCGCGTCCTCTCGTGCCTCTCTCGCCTTGGCCAGGCTGACGTCGGGGTAGAGGCCCAGCGTCAGCAGCTTCTCCTTGCCGGCGACGCGGTACTTCCAGCGCCAGCTCTTGGCGCCTGCAACAGTGATCAAAAGGAACAGGCCGCCGCCGTCAGCAAGCTTCTGTGGCTTGTCGGCAGGCTTGGCGCGACGAATGGCAGCGTCGGTCAAAGGCAT